GCCTTGAATTGTTACATCTGCTGCAACAGTTGCAACATCTTCTGTTACAGTAGCTCCAACTCCCCAGTCAATCCCAGCACCAGAAACAACTTGTGCAAAACTAGGCTGTCCACCTTCAGCTTGTGTATTTAGTGATACCCAATTAACGCTGCTCGGACTAGTAGGATAGTTTTGAGGATTTAAAACGCCTTCAACAATAACACCACCTGTATCAGTAGCTCCTAACGGATCACTAGTAACCTCAATACCGTTCAGTAGCAACTGTGCTCTATTTAGTAGCTCTCTATCTCCAAGGTCGCCTGTAATAGCATTTGATACACTTGGTGCTAGTCTAATTAAAAATGCTGTTTGTCTTGTTGTTGATAGTTCAACACCAGTTGCAGCATAACTAAAAATATAACCTCGATCTTCATCAAATCCGCCATCAGTAATAAATGCAGATCCCCAATGACTAATAATTGGAGTTATTGTACTACTTAAAATTATAACTCCTGTTCGTCTACCATGTGAAGCAGCTGGACCTCCTGTGTATGTACGCTGTGCGCCAGCTTGAAAATTAATCAAACTAGTTCCTCTTGTGCATCCAGTTAAAACATTGCCATTTTTTCCTGTATACGTAATAATTTCATTATCTATATATAATGTAGCACCTAAAGCTGGAAAATAAGATGCGTCTTCTAACGTAATAGATGTTTGTGTATTATCTATTGTGTCGGCTAATTTTCCGTTAGGGCCTTCGTTTGTAACTTCGTAACGCACGGGTAAGTTACCTGAACGCATAAACGCTTCTGTGTTTACGTTTGAGTTACGCATTCTGTGACAGAATACAAAGTTACCATTAGAGCCACGCATCATAAAGTCAATAAATCCAGCACCATACCAACTATATTGAATTCCAATCATTTGCATTTTCGATATATCAACATCATATGCACTTTGACCAGTTCCGTCCATTTTATCTAGATTAAAATTTTCTTGTCTAACTTTTTTATCTTTTACTAAACACATTTTAGCATTAATTGCTGGTCTTACACCTCTGTAATCAGGAGTTAGAGACATTTGTGTTTGACTGTCGATATGAGATATGACATGAGTCATGCCTTTTAACACAACTCTGTCGCCTGTTTTTAATTGATCTTTAAATCTAGTACCTACACCTGTTACTAGATTATCTTCTGGGTCAATATTTACAAGACCTGCAACTTGAAACGTGCTACTTCTTTGAACAACATTTAAACTATCACCGTCATATTCCCAAAAAATACCGTTTTGGTCATCAAATGCACCTGCCCTCACAGTAGACCCGTGCCAGCTTTTAACTGATATTTGACAACTATCCGATAATACAGGAAGTCTAGAACCTAATTGTGTAGTAGCAGTAACTTTTAATACTCTTTCATTTACTACATCTGTTACAGTATAAATTCCGTCATAACCGGCAGTTTCGACTCCAAGTAGTTCAATAACTCCTCCAACTTGTAATCCATGGTCAGCATCATCAATTTCGATAGTAATTAATGATCCAATTGTTGCTCCTGCTGCTGAAATACTAAGAATATCGTAACTTGGAGCAAATAAAGCACCAGTTGTATACATAATACCTTTACCTGATTGATAACGAATATAGTTTTTACTCTGACGTATAGCTTGCGCACCGTGTTGTGGGCCGCCTGTACCTAATTGTACACCGCCGTCATAAGGTCTGTGTACAAAGAAACTATCTGGGCGCAAATATACACTTCCTGAAATAGCATCAGCATTATCAATACCGGTGTCAATAGTACCAGCTGTTCTTGCTTGGTATGTTATTCTTGAAGTAGTAGGAACAGTTGTTGCAATAAAAGACCCAGCAGCTAAATTATGATTATTTGCACCTCCGTCGTCACTTGCAACAGATACAATAAGTGTTGCGCCAGGTACAATACCGTGTGGATTTGTAAAATCAATTTCGATTGTTGCTAATTGTTCAAATGCTATTGAAACTCCTGCTGCTAACGGTGCTGTTAATACTTCTGTCATAGTAACTGTGCTATAAAATTCAAGAGCAGCTGATGATGTAACTGTACCGCTTATAGATGTATTAGTAATAGCGCCGGTGGCATCAATTCCTTCAACTACAATTAATACATCATTAACACCGCCAGTACCTCCAACATCACCGCCTGGTACAAGTAGTGTATTACCTATCTGATAACCAGTACCTCCCTGTTGAACATTAGAAAGAACATAGTTACTAACAGTTCGTTGTATACTAAATTGTGCTCCGTTACCAACAAGTTGAGCATAAAGTCCGGTTAGTGCAGTATACGTTCCGCTTCCGTTTCCTCCTGTACCGCTTACAGTAGTTCCTGTTATGCCGCCGACGCCGTTAACTGTTGATACTGTAATAGTAAAATCATTTGCAGGAGAATCTCCGCCTAATTCACTACCTGATATTATTATTACATCTCCTATTTTATAATTTTCACCAGGACTTGATATTAAATCTAATGAATATACAGTTGCAGTATTTGTAATATTAAATGAAGCACCAGTTCCGGCATCATTTACTCCTGTTACCGCTGGTAGTAATTCAGTATTTAAAGCTACTCCTGAAATGTTTTTATCTGTAATGCCACCATTGCCATCAACTTGTGAAACAGTTATAACTAAATCATTTGTAGGAGTTGCGCCGCCCAATGCAGTACCTAATATGTTTAATGTATCACCTACTACAAATCCTGATCCTCCACCAGTTATATTAGCACTATATGTTGTTCCTACTCTTGATACTTGGAAAAATGCGTTTATACCATTTCCAGCAGTTGTATATGGAGCATTATCGTAGCTTGCAAAGCCGTCAGTAGCTGTACCAGTTTCAGATACTGTTAAAATTTCACCATTTAACCCTACAGAATTTACTGTTATTGTTACATCATTGACAGCATCGCTACCACCTAATATATCACCTGTTATAATTATAGTGTCACCATTACTATATCCAGAACCTCTAAGATCTGACGGAGTACCTGTAATATTTGCACTTGTAATAGCACCACTTGCATCAACACCTGTAACAGATATAGTAGCATCGTTGACTAAAGTTGTACCTCGCAATGAAATACCTGGAATAGTAATTACACTACTAGTTGTAAAATATTCGCCTCCGTTAATAATTGATATTGAATAAGATCCTGCACTTTCTGTAATAGTTGCTTGTGCATTTTGACCGTATACTGATATTCCTGTTTGGCTGCTAAATGAATAAGAATCAAGTCCAGTTCCTGTAATTGATGCAGTTGTAATATCACCACTTCCGCCAATTCCTGTAATTGTTATTGTAGCATCATTTGCAGGAGAACTGCCGCCTAACTCAGTACCACTAATTACAAATGTTTCGTTAGTAACATAATTTTGTCCAGGATTTGATATTTGAACACTGTAAGCAGTGCCTGCTTGGAAAATTACAAATTGAGCATCAGTACCAGTAGCACCAGCATATGTTGCAATAAACGAAGAATATGTAGCATCTTTAGCTGCTGCTGTTCCGCTAGAAGAAACATTAGTAATTGCTCCGGAAACACCATCTACACCTGTTACCGTTAGTAAGCAATCATTTGTTGATGAAATACCTGTTAAGGACGATCCATCTATAATCAGCTGATCACCGATCTCATAATCTGTACCACCGAATTCAATTATAATACTATACGTTCCTGAAACTGCATCTACTGTAAATAATGCACCTGTTCCTAAAGGTGGCGGCACTGCTACATTTACAGTTTCGTTTAATGAAGATGTTACTACACTATATGTATTATTAGTTTTCGTAACATCAAAAAATGCTCCTATTCCTACTCCTGATTGCAATTGGCCAAATACGTTTGTAAAAGAACCATCTGCAGGAGCTGCTGTGCCAGTTTCAGTAAATGTTAGAATTTCTCCACTGGCGCCGACTGTAGAAACACGTATGTAAATATTATTAGCAGGATTTGCACCGCCTAATAGACTACCAGATAATTCTAAAACATCGTTAACTACATAGTCAGCTCCGCCATTGTTAACACTAGTAGTGTACGATCCTGCAGATCTAGAAACATCAAATGTAGCGCCAGAACCAAGAGTTGCTGACAATAGATTTGCAGAAAGATCTACATATGTAACATCAGACCCAGCTCTATTAGCAGTTAATGGTCTATCTAAAAATACTTCTTGTCCGGAAATATTAGTTACAATACCTGCGCTACCATCGCCAAGATCAATTGCCATGCCGACAACAATACCGGATGTATCAATTACATCGAAGCTATTTTGACCTTCTGGAACATCTTCTGCAACTCCAGCTGTAACTTGTACACCGGTTCCGTTACCAATAGAACCTGTTACTTGTGATCCAATAGGTACACTATATGGTAGAGCGCCCTGTTGTACAAGCGGAGCACCTAGTTCCGGTATAGTGCCGTTGACTGTTATAGTGTCAGAACCGGTAGGATGTGACAATGATGTTGCAAAAGTACCAGCACTACCTTGACTTGATATTTTAAAAGTAGGAGAGCCAACTGCTGCACCGGTATAAAATCCAGCTTTTCTTAATTGCGTATAATATGTTGATAGTACTTGACCATTACTAGTCCCAACTTTTGATTTTGCATAATATGTAAAACTAGTAGAAGTTGGAATAGTAGTTACAACAAACGAACCTTCAGCTCGTCCAATTCCTAGTGCAGTTCCGCCTAACCCTTTAATTGTAAAAGGGTCACCTGGATTTAAAGAATGAGGTGAAGTTGTTGTTACTGTAATTAAACTTGCGCCGATTCCCGATGTTGCGATTGAAGCATCAGTTACAACGTCTATAACATTTAATTCTGTTCCAGGAACTTCGTATATACTAGGATACCCTCTCTGCATACCAATTGCCTGCCATTTAGTAGGCTGTAATCCGTACTCAAAGTCAGCATCAAGCATCGACTGTGCATTTGCAACTCTTTGTCTTTCAATAGCATCAGTACCAAAATCAAACGGGCGTGTTATAATTTCTGGTGTCTCTATAAAAATTTGTAATCTATCAGTAGAAGAATGAGTTGCTGTACTAAAGTAAAGTTTAATACTTGTAATTGTATCAGCTGTTTGACTAAAGCTGCTAAATTCCGCTTCAATCGCCGCATCAACATCAGAATCTTTAAGGAATTCAACATCAGCAATTTTGCCAGGGTCGTTAAAGGTGTATATTATTTCACCTTTAGTAACATTTGTTATTAAAAGAATGTCTTCTTCTCTATATCTACCTTGGACACGTATTGTACCTAATCCGTTTACTTTTTCTGGTAATGCACTAGTTCCGTTTTGTATTACATCAGTGAGTAAAGTTCTTAATGTAGTAACTGAACTAATTACTCCAACTTCAGCAGTCTTTGAAAGATCAATTACTTGTGATGTTCTTACAGGATCCTGTCGTGTAGTAAATTCTGTGTTTTGTAATATATAATCATTTATTAAAGTTTCAATAAATTCGTGTGTTTCAACTTCTGGTAATCTACTACCATCTACTTGAGGAACACCTTTTTTCCAATAAAATGATGATACTTCGTATGTTGACTTATTTCCAGTGTATCTTATGTCGTGCAAATATGCATCTATCACATAGCCTATATCTCGTTCGCATTTATATTCATTATATGTATATTCAGCAAACGCATACCCATATGTATCTACAGGAATACTATCTAAACCATTAACAACTGTTTGTTTAGCAACAGTTATAAAATTTGTTATTTTTGATGTAACACCTGTTTCAGCAGCTGATCCCGCCTGTGCTTGTATTATTTCTGTTTGCAATACTGGAGTTTTTAATATGTTTTGTAATACATAATTATTTACCATAGCTTGTAATTCATCAAATATTAATTGCACAGCTGCTCTATTACCAGGAATTACCGAAGTTTCATCATCCCATAATAGTCGTATTGCACTATTAGTATTAAATGTACCACCGTATTTAACATCGTATGCCAGGCCATTAACTAAATCAGTTAAAATAGTATTCCAAAGCGTTTCATCGTATGTAAATCCGTAGAATGGAGTAGATACTGCATTAACTAATGCAGAGGCAAATGTGTGTGTACTAGTATCAGATGATATACCAACATTTATAGTAATTGATGTTGCATCAACTGATGAAATTTCTATAATATTATGTGCATAAGGATCATTACCGGTAATATTAGAAACACCTGATTCTCTTGGATACGGATGAAGAGTTGAATTATTGTCTTTTGCACAAGTAAATGTAATACCACCGATTGCAATCTTAATATAATCACCTGGTGAATAAGAGTGTGCGCCAATTGTTATATTTAATACTCCAGTTGTAGGAGTATATGTAGCATCTGAAGGAGTATATGAAGTTTGCGGCGCTGCTATTTCAGTTTGAATCCACTCCTTTAACTCTCTTTTAATAAAAGATTTATTGGCTGCAAGTTGTCCAGAGGCATTAGGATTTAAATCCTGGGCAGTGTCTAATGCAATTCTATAATTTATATATTCTACCGCTTCGTCTTTTATATATTCTTTGTTCGAGGAGATCATTGAATATGCTTCTGGTACTACATTTTCTAAAACCCCTCTTCCTGGGTTAAAAATATACGTTGAAATCTTCTTTTTTGCCATGTTTTATGTTCCTAAAGCAATTGCTAATGCAGTAACGTTTTCGTCTACATACCGTTTGTTTGCTATACCGGTAGTTGTTGTTGGAGCTTGTGTAACAGATGCAGTTGTAAATACAGCAGATCCAGGAGTAGTTGCACCAATATTTATGCTATCTAATGTACCCGAGGTAGCACTTAAGGACGTAAAAGCTCCGGCTGCTGGTATATTATTTCCTATCGATATATTGTTTAATGACCCGGTTGTACCGCTATCTATCGTTGTTATTCCTGATCCTCTAGCAATTAAATTTATATTATTGTTTTGCGGTCTTAAATCAATTAATCCGGCTGTTGAAGTAATTGCTGGTGCTGTGATCGATAACCCTGTTATGCTTCCTGAATTAGCAGAAATAATTACTGATCCTAAATCACTTGGCTGCAATCTAATATTAGCATTTGATCCTAATGCATTTATATTTCCTGCTACTGTTAGTGTATTAAATGATCCGTTACCTGTTATAACTGGATCCGAAATAGAAATCATGCCGTATGGAGCGCCGGACGAATTTGTGTATCTTAGTTCTGAAGGAGCATCAATCGGAACATCAAATGTAACAATACCAGTATTTTTTCCTTGAGCTGAACTACCTGTAACTGTTACATTTTCTGTGCTTGTATGACTTAACCCTGTACTATAAAATGACGAGCCGTCGCCGTTAGCTACATTAAAAGTTAAAGCCGATAATGATAAATTTATAGTATATCGTGTGCCTCTTAATAATGCAATCTGAGGATTATCAGGATCATTTGATGTTTCTCTAAACTGACCTGCACCTGATTCCGAAAATGAAAAATCCGTTTCAGTTTGGTCTTCAGCTGCGATAGTAAAAGAAAGAGACCGAGCAGTAATGTTACCCTGGTCGTCTACAATAAATCCTGTACTTTTAAAACCATATTCTGATTCAAACGGGTTATAAGTTATTGGCATTCAATACTCCTTACAGTATTTATCTTTTAGTAAGGAACCAATAAATTTTGATTTTGAAAATAAAATGCATTATATACTAATTTGCTATTTTTATTATCGTCTGATGTAGGTGATGCTTTTAAACTGACATATGAATCATTTACAGTAGCACTTAGATTTACAATATCGTTTCCTAAATTAGAACGTCCAAAAACTGATAGTGTTGCTTTGTCTAATGATGCTACTACTAAAACTTTAATTATTTCTTTTTGAGTAGTATTTAAATCTATAAAAATTGTATATTCGGCGGCTGTAAAATCACCTAGATAAAATCTATCAAATTCAGTTTCTTGCGGAATTGATACCCAAGGACCAGTTCGACTTAATTGTGTATCGTTTTTTAGACTTATAGTATTTTTTCTACCAACCTGTAAATACTTGTCAATAAATATTGCCATTTACAATTCTCCTTGTATACTATATTTATTCACTAGTACAAGTAATCAATGTTTTATATTCTGGTAGATAAAGATAGTTAATTTTACTTTTACTTAATGTCCATAATGCATCTTCGAGTGTTTCAACTAGTGGCTCGCCACCTAAATTAAAACTAGTATTAAAGATAATTGGACACCCTGTAGCGTCTTTAAATGCTTTTATAAGGTTGTAATAATTTTCATTTTGCTCTCTGTTTACAGTTTGTATACGACAAGTGCCATCTACATGAATGATAGCAGGAATCTTTTCTTCGACGCCTGGCTGACAGTTTACCGCATACATCATTGTAGGCGAACTTTCCATGCCACGTAAGTCAAACCATTCGTGTACATCTTCTTCTAGTATACTACCTGCAAATGGACGGAAGTATTCCCTATGCTTTACACTATTAACAAAGTCTTTACCATTAGGGTCAGTTGGATCGTATAAAATACTTCTATTACCCAATGCACGTGGACCATTTTCACTTTTACCTTGAAATATGCTTACAATATTTTTATCTGTAATTAACTTTATAACATCTTCGTTAGTTGCTGATTGTACTGTAGCATTATATTTAGATGCTATTTTATTAATATCATCAGATGAATATTGATAAGAGAATCCTTCATAAAGTGTTTCTTTTCTTTCACGCACATTAGTATCTCTACTAATGTTATACCATTGTAATAGTGCAGCACCCATTGCTGTACCGCTATCATTAGATACAGGCTCTACATATATTTCTATATCTTTATCTAAATTATCTAAGTAATAATAATTTGCAACACAATTTAGTCCGTAGCCTCCACTAATAACAACTTTATTTTGTCCAGTCATTTCTACTGCTTTGTGAATTAATTTTAAAACTTGTTCTTGTGTTTGTGTTTGCACTGCATATGCAAGATCTCTTCTATTTTGCAATAATGTTAAATCTTGACCTTCTTCGCCGCTATCAGATAATTCTAGATAAACATCTTTATTTATATATGCACCATTTGGATAAGTAGGAATAATTAAATTTCTATTGCTCACATCACCGTAGGCAGTTTCATGAAATAATGATGGAATGTTATTGTTAGGTTTACCATAAGGAAATAATCCCATAGTTTTACCTGCTTCGATAAAATTCCAACCACAGTATTCTGTTACTGCTTCGTATGTTTTTGTAATTCCGGCTTTTTCAAATACATAGGCTTCGTGAGATTCGTTGTCATTAAATATTCCGCCATCAATATTAGTTGCAAATTTTTCAACAGTCGGGCCTGTAGTTCCTATGTTTTTTCTAATTGTTTGTATATTGTTAGGATACGAACAATTAAAAATTGTTTCAACTTCCCAAACTACATTATCTCCCATATTAATAAATGTACCTGCACCGTCGACTACTACGCCTGCTGCTGTATCAAATCCGCTACGATAAAATGCACACGCAGCATGTAATTTATGATGATAAGAACTCATATCTATTACTTGAGGATGGTCAAACGGATTTTCTTTCCTACTAATTAACCCTAGTTTTCTAGCAAGCCCAGTGTATACATCATCACCACTAAAATCTATTCTTGATGCTTCTGCTAATGGTTGGGTATGTGCAATAACTAGATAGTCTATTTTATCTGTATATTCTAATATTTTATACATTCCTGCAAAAGGACCGCCGTCATATTTTTGACGGCTTAGTCTTTCTTCTTCTATATTAAATATCACTTCGCCGTCTTTTAAAAGACATACACTACTATTATGTCCTCTAGCAATAGCTGCAATCCAAATAGAATCTGTTTTAATCATTATGCTGCATCCTTAACAACCGGTTTACCGTTCCATTTTTTTTGATTTTTAATACACGATTCAACAATAACATTTTCTATTTTCTCATTCATACGCATAATACCTTCATTCATTCTATCTGTATATTCATCTACAGTTATACGAATTGGACTGTAAATTTTAACATCATCGCCCATATCTAATATATCAAAATATTTACAATTAGGGTAACTAACATTAATGTCAAATGTACTTCCTAATACTATTGTTGTCGGAACATTAAGTGCGTATGATAAATGCTGACCGACACTATCGCACCCTAAAAAATAATCAGATTGGTTAATTATAGCAGCCCATTCTCTTAAAGATGCACCTTGAGGGATTGCAATAGGTTCCTTAATATCATATTCGTCAAACTGTATACCTATTTCAGACATAAACACTACAGCGAATTTTTTTGAAAGTTGTTTAACAATGCTTATAACAGACTCAGGTTCAAAGCTTCGTCCAGTAGGATCTATAATCATACCTTCTTCATTATGAATTCCTCTGCCAAATGGTTGGAATACTATTATCTTATCTTTTTTTGTTTTTTCTTTTATTTCTTTTATAAGTTTTTGAGCAAATACAGTTTCTTGTTTTCCCAAATATATTTTAGGTTGAGGCAAGTCTCTTAAACCTTTTTTATTAATTTCTATATCATATGCTTGGCCAATGCTACATTTTTGATTATAGTATTCCCATACTCTGTACGGTTCAGGACTTAATAAATTCATATCTTTTAATTTATCTTCAAATAAATTTTTATGCCATGTATCGTATGCACGTTTATGTAGTGAAGGATGCCCTTTGTAAAAATCAGTGCCTCCTTCACATACTATGATAAAATCATCATTTGGATTTTCTTTTTCAAATAATTCTAATGCAGGTATACTAGTAATTACTCTACCAGCGCCACCGTTTATAAAAATTGCTGTATTTCTGTTGGACATAAAAATACCTCCCTATGAATTATTTATAGAGAGGTATTTAAGATTAGTTTAAAAGTGGTTACTCTGGGTCCGGAAGTTCATTTCCTGGAGTAATTTCATCATTAGGATTTTCAGGAACTGTAGGAAATCTAACCTCCCAAGGTTCATAATCTGCCCAAGTTGTAGGAAGATTTCTTAATGCTGTTCTATATTCTTCCCATGGACTTTTAACTGCATCCGGAATATCTTCTCTAACTCTTGCATCAGACCATACTAATAATCCATCTCTCGATGCTCTAATATCATCCCATGTTTTTAAATCACGTTCCCAAACATAAGACCAAGTTTTAGTAGCAGCATCATACGATACCCCTTCATTACGATACACTTCATGTGGCGGTAATGGATCGTAATCTCTAAGAGAAGTACCATCTGGTAATTCCCAAGATCTCGTCGGTGCGTTGCCGTCAAAGTCTGTAGCTATTAATGTTGCTACTAAAGGATCAACAGTTGGGTCAACTTCTACTTTTATTTCAGTAGGTACAGGATTAAATGTTTCACCATCTGTTTCTACTGTTAAATAATTTCTTGGTTCTAAAGTACCGTCTATACTATCAACAAATACCCATAATCTATCTGGACCTGTATAAGTCCACGATGCATTAGTATAATTTTCTAAATTAGGCTCACCGCGTTTGTTAGGTGTTTTATAGCTAAAATTTACACTTATTGTTGTCATTACTAATCCTATCTAAATATTAAATATACTTGGCCGCCGGCGCCCGGTGTTCCACATTGGCTAGTACAACCGCCTTGTGTATGCGATGTCATACCACCTCCGCCTGGAAATGTTCCGAAGTAACATCCTGCGCCATATCTATTCATACAGCAACCATTTTCAAACATACGTGTATGTCCTGTCATTGCAGGTCCTGGGTTAACTTCATATGAGTGCTGATAACACCAATTGTTACCGAACACATATGATAAATTTCTTGGATGTATGGTACTAGTTACTCCGGTACCGGCAACATTGCCGCCTGTTTCTTGACAAACACGCTGACATGTGTAGCAATTGAACCCATTACATTGCCAGTAGCCATGACATCCGCCACATGCTATAACACACCATGCACCAGGTTTACAAACATATGAGTTGTTGCCATTTTCGCAACTACTGTAGCTTCTACAACATGTTGAACCAGCTGCGCATATAGTAACACTATCACCAGCTGAAACCGGTGCATGAAATTCTACATAACCACCTGGACTGCCACCGCAACCATATGTACAACAATAGCCACCTGCGCCAGCGCCGCCGCCTGCCCAAACTTCTCCACTTACGCCTTTAACACCAGTCGGAACTGTAAAAAGACAGCAAAAGCCGCCATTATTACCTGTATCAATGTTAGTGTTAAACACTGTTATTTCTGTAGGAGTCTGTGCGCCACCTGCATCGTATCCGTATAAATATTCTCTTAAATTAGCCATTTTACATCCTTACTCTGAAGCAACATACAATAATTGTACCATACCTGAACCGCCGGGAGCACCACAGTATGTACCGCTTGAACTATTACCACTCATGCCACCATGTCCTGGATAAGGTACACAGTTCCCCATAAATGCTAACCCGTGACAGTTTGCACAACCAGTCGTACTCCATATTCCTGTTGTGTGTGCATACGGTGCTCCAGGAGCAAACTGTTTAAAGTTACACTTACCGCCATATGTCCATTTTCCGTGTCCTTGTACAGGACGTATACATAATGTTGCACCAAGTATACAACCTGTTTGGCAGTTATTTAATGAATTGCCGCATTGACAGTTGCCGTAACTGAGTGTACAACCTCCACTGCCGCCGCTTACACACAGACAGCAAGTGCTTGCTTTACACATATAAGATCCAAATCCGGTACACCCACAACATGAACTTAGACAACATGTAGTACCGCCTGCACATATAGTCCAATTGTCACCTGGAGTTACATCAAATATTTTTCTTCCGTATGCACCTGGTCCACCGCTTCTGCCTGCGTGACAATTAGGTGCTCCAGCGCCAGAGCCGCCGCCGCCCCAGGCTTCAACACCTATCCATGTAACGTTGTCAGGCACTGTCCATAAACAACATCTGCCGCCGTTATTTACTGCTGATGGACTACTTGCAAGTATTCGTGTAACAGTCATAGTTCCGTTAGTAGGTACATCCCCGCCGCTGCCAAATTCTAGTAATGTTCTTAAACCTGCCATTTTAAATCCTTAAATAATTATGCTGAGTTTTCTGGTGATTCAGGAAATACTACTTTATGCGGATCAACTCCTGCCCACTGTGTTGGTAATGCTCTTAGTGCTGTTCTATAAGCTACCCACGTTGCTTTTAAAGCAGATGGCATATCTTCAGCCATCATATTATCTGATCCTTCTAAAGCAGAATTTCTTGCTGCACGTAACAGATCCCAAGTAAATTCTGATTCTTTAAAACTATACGTCCACGCTCCGTCTGCATAACGCACTGTTTCAGGATCAATTATTTCTTCTGGATTTTGAGGCCAGTCGTAGCTATATGTTGCTGTAGTGTCATCGGCTAATGTAATTGTTTCAGATACTGTTTCTCTTGCAGTTTGTTGTGTATATCCGCTAATATCTAATAAAGATGCTATTACTGGATCGTCATTAGAGTTTACAATTACCTTTACAGCACCACCTGGTGTGCCTATATCTGCTCCGTCGTTTTCGTCTGTTAATGTCGGCCACATGCCTTGTGATAGTATTCCTGTTGTTTCGTCTACAAATACATACCATTTATCTGGTCCTGTATAAGTTGCATTAACTGTTACATTGTTGCTAGTAGATGTGCTATATTGCTCATCTGGAGCAGTAAATGTAAATGCTTTAGTTATGATATTATTGTTTGGCATTTTTTCTTTCCTTATGCAAATGACACTCTAATTACTCCGCCCATTCCTGGAGTACCACAACGGCAAACTCCTGAACATGTTATAGCGTTTGATCCAGGACCTGCTGGAAAGTGTCCGTATCCAAAGCAGCAAGCATTACAATATGTTGTATTCAGGCAAGTTGATCTTGTAGCATTAAAAGTACCTAATTGATAAGCACCTCCCATGATCCATTTTTGTGTGTTCATACAACTTCCTTCTGAATGAGTTGTGCCTCTGATTCCCGGCATACACCAGTCACCAGCTGTCTGTTTACACACAACACATCCAGAACAGCAAGTAGGTACAGCTAATGTAAAACACGATGTTCTACCTGGTTCACCAGATGGTGCGCATGTTGTTGCTATTCCTGATCCTGATACAAATGTAGTTTGTCCAGCTGAGCCGCCGCAGCTACTTTGACAACACCCGCTACCTGCTGCACAAAGCGTATATGTACAGCCTGCTTGTGTTGTTACAGTACGCATTGCATACATACCGCCTGATCCTGTATATACCGGAGCTTGACAACATCTTGCTGCTGGGCCATCAGCTCCTGATCCCCATAATTCAAATGTTACTTGTGTTACTCCGTCTGGCACAGTCCATAAGCAACACCGACCACCATTGGTAACGCCCCTAGTGTCGTTTGATATTACTATACTATTGACCCCGGGGTTAGTTTGTGGAGCTAGATCTGATTTTAAACTGCTTAAACTTGCCATTGTATTTTCCTAAAATTACGATCCTGCTAAGACCCATCCATATGTTGCGCCACTATATACTAATGTAGCTGAACTATTTCCGATATCTAATGCTAAATCTTCAGCTAACCCGTGTATGTTATGCCCGTTTCTTGCTAATGTACAATTGTTAGTACCAAAGTTTCCAGCAACATCAATAAATTGAATAGTATCATTTATTAGTGTTGTTGCTGTACTCGGTAGTGTAACTGTAACTGCTACTGACGAAGTGTCAATAAGTAGACGTTCATTTGCTACTGCGGTTGTGTTTCCGGATATTGCACGTACTGTAGTGCTTGCCGAACCTGTTGTTGTAATGTATCTTGCCATTTCTATTCCTTACTACATGTATTTATCAAGATGAAGGTAATGGTGTTTCAACACCAAATCCCACTGCACTTACGTTAGCTGAGTTTGCACGTACAACTAACTTTTGGGCAGCACCCAATGCAATGCCCGTTCTCTCCAAAACTCCTTTTGGAGGTATTTCTGTTTCATACTCTATATACTCGCTTGCTGTAGGCACGTCTGCGTCTGAAACAGATAATCTAATTGTTATAGTTTGGTTTCCTCTGTTACAAAACGATACACTAGCAATAGTAAATGTCTGTGCTGGCACAGTATATAGTGTTGTGTCTGTTGAAGCGCTTAAATCGTTTGCGCCTAATCTTCCCGATGCCATATTTCTTTCCTTTATCTATGCGTTTAAAAAGTACTGTAACGCTAATGGTGTTCCAGATACCCCTTGGGCGAAGTTTGTTGTTGCTCCTACAATAATTGTAGAATTATCAGTTGTGGAAATAGTATTTCCTGTAATTTGTATATTACCTGCAATTAAAGTATTAACATTTAGAGTAGCACCACCGCCACCAATTTGTGCATTAATATACGTTCTAATAGCTCGTTGTGTTGGAACAATATTATCACTATCAGCTGCAAAAGTACCGTCGGTACTAAATTCTCTAATTGTAGCACTTGTTCCGCCTAAGCTAACACTACCAAGTTGTAGTTCTTGTAGTCCGCTAACACTAAAGTTATCAGCATCTAGTGTAGCAGTACCTGTTGCTTGTTCAACTGTAAATAAGTCACCAACTCTAAAGTTACCATCTTGGTCAGTTGATGTATAGAACACTCGACCTCCGCCATTTTCTTTAATTTCGTTTTGTGAGTTAGGACTATTGCTCGGTATTCCTGGATAATTAGTTTCTGTAAAATTTCCTGTACCAATATCTAGGAAGTCATGACCTGTTAATCGCACCTGTGAGTAGCGTATTCTTAATGTTACTTGCGCAGCGTGTGCTGGTTCTAAATCTACTTCAATATCTGGACTTACTTGTAATCTAGCAGCATACGGCCCAGATCCTGTAAGTTCAAAAACTTCGACAAGTTTATAAATTGTTGGATCGCCTGCAATTTGTACATTTGATCCTGGAAGAGGTTCTTCTATTGATCCTTCTACATATAGATACTTACCACTTTGTTTAACATCAGCATAACCGTCGCCGTCGATTGATGTACTACAAGATTCATAACCTGTTCCTCGATTACTAAATGTCGGAGCAGTCAAAACACCGTCGCCTATTCTAACTTCAAGTGGAGCATCTACAGTATTAATTGGATCAGTAATTGTTACTGTTGGTGGATTAATTGGATCGTATCCTGATCCAGTTTCAAATAAAGATATTTGAAATATTTTTCCGCTTGCAACTTTTACTCTACCTCTTGCAGTTGTTCCAGATACTGGATCACCAATAACTATCCTAGGTTCGACTTTGTATTGAGATGTTTGGTCTAATGTAGTTTCGATTGCTGTTCCGGGCACAAGATGATCCCATCCGCTTGAATCGTCACTCATTTTCTTAATTGTTGCAAGTTTTGTACCAGCATTGTACGTATCAATATATCCATATTGTCCTACGCCTAAACCGTCTTCTATATATACTGCCATGCCAATATAATCTGAACTATTAGCTGTATCTGTTGCTGATAAATTTATTGTAGTACTTGTACCTGCTTGAGCATTATTAATTGATGTTTGATAATCTTCGCCCCCATATTGTCCAGCAGTGTTTAATAATCTAATTTCAAAAATGCCGCCATCATTTACATTTACAGTACCTACCGCAGCATCAATGCCCTCACCAATAAATGTATAAGTTGCAGTTGTATATGATACACCAGCATTTGCATATTCTAATGCTAATACTCGATCACCATCTGTGATTGTATTTGCTACAATTGCTTCAGCATAATAGTTATTAACTGTACTTGTATTTGGAGTTTCTGTTGAATCAATACCTTCAGCAACTGATCCAAAGTCTCCGTAAGAGTTGTTACCATTTGTAGCACGAATCTTACCACCGTCTTCTGCTAGGTAACCAATATGGTTATAGTATGTAAACACACTAACAAGTTCTGATCTACCTAAGTTTGTAACCCAGTAACCGATACCGTCACTTAAAATTTGTGTAAAGTCGTTAGCAACAATACTGTCGTTTCCGCCGTCATGTAATGCACCGTCAACTTTTAATCCAATGCACCCGTTGCCAAATGTTGATACATTTTGAATATATGGTGATTTACTATGTATCCATGCTAACCTATCTGTTGAGTCTTCACCTGGGTCTAATGATACATACGCACCAGCAGTCGGACGACTAGTTCCGTATGAATTTGCTCCAGTTAGTGTACCATTTAGTCCAGAAAGAGAAACATTTCTTATACCACAGCCGTTACGTACATAAAACATGTTTGATGTTTCAAAACCTGTGTCTGGTTTAATTCTAACTGAACGTAGTTCGTCACCTACAAGTGCAGTATGTGCAGGTATTGATATAGGTAATGTTTCTAAATATTCACCTGTTTTAATAAACACTGTTGTATTTACAACTTGTTCTGCAGGTAAACTATTTAAATTACCAGCAGTAATTGAAGCTGTAATAAGTCCTACTAACGTATCATAAGTTGCTTCTGCATCTGCTTCTTCTGTTTTAGTGCCATCAATTGTTTGTGTGACAGGTGTTACAACACTGTTTTCAGTTTGATAGTTTGTAGCCGGAGCAACATTACTTAACACTGCATCAACAACTTCTAAACTATAATTTATAGATGCTACTGTTTCAGTTTCTTGTCCGGTGATATAACTTGCACCTGCTTCGGTAAAATATGATTGTGCTGTTTTTCTTGTTTCAACATTTCCGCCATGTGATATATCATATCCTACTGCTTTTACAATCTTTTTCATATCACGTAAGCACAGAGCTTTATCATATGTAAATCCGCCTGTAAATGGTGCAATAGCATTTGCAATTTGATAATCAGTCCATTCAACAACTTCTGCAGCAATAAAATCTATGTTTGCATCTAATAATGCCTTTGCATTATGACGCTGTGTTGACTGTAAAATATAGTCCATGCAATATTTTACAGTTAAAAACGGTCTATCTAAAGTAGTTCCGTAACCAGATGCATTAACTCCGCTTGGTGAAACATAAAATACATTATTTACAAAACCAAAGTCAATCCATTCCGGTGCAGTAGCAGAAGAGTTAACAGCTAAAACTTGCCCTGGAGATCCGATAGGTAATCTAGCTGGACCAGATCCTGCAAAATAAAGTATGTCGCCGTCAGTAGTTAATGAATTTTCTTCAGCAGTTGCACTTACAATATTCCAATATGTACCTAATGTGTCTAAATCTGGTCTGTTTGAAGCATTATCTGCTGTATGTGCTAACATGCATATATATGCATTGTTACTATAACTAACAACATCACCTAAAGCATAAGTTGATGCATCTGTCCAAGTAGCTTGCCAAGAAAATCCTTCATTAAGTTTATCCCAATAACTTACGTTAGGCGGAGTATTTGCTGTGTTATCTGCATTACATACATATGTATATCCGTTTAATCTTACTACATCTCCAACTTTATATGCTGTAACATTAGACCAATCACCTTGTAAATTAAAACCAGTTATAAAAAGATCCCAGTCAGTAGGGGAAGTTGAAGGAACAGAATTACTATGATCTGTTTTAGAAATATATGTATAACCACCATATGTTACAATATCACCTGGTTGATAAGTTGTACTGTTACTCCAAGTGTCTTCAAATTCTAAACCAGGTAAATAAACATTCCAATTAGAAGTATCTGAAGCAAAAGTTGATGTTGAAGTATGTTCGGCAATTGAAATATATAAGCTCGGACCGTTTTTAACGATGTCGTTAACTGTGTATCTTGTAGATGGTGCCCAATTTGCCCTATAGTTAGTGCCATCATATAATAGATTCCAATTTAATATGTCTGTTTCTAATCCGTCTGCATCTGTAGCTGTCGAAGTGTGACCAGTTGCACAAAAATAGATTCTTCCAAAATAGTTTACAATATCATAATTTTTATATCTAGTACTTGTTGACCAATTGCCTTTCCAAGATAGCCCTTCAGAAAATAGATTCCATGATACTTGATCTAATTCTAATCCATCAACAACAGTTGCCGCACTAGTATGTGCTGTTTGACATATGTAAGTAGCTGTTCCATATTTTACAATATCATTAACTTTATATTTGGTATTTGTGCTCCAAGCACCTGCATAGTTTAGTCCTTCAGCAAACAAATCCCAATTTGCAATATTACCTTCAAGACCCACTAACGCATCGGCATTAGATGTATGTCCTGTGTTACATATATACAAGAAGCCGCCGTTTTTAACAATGTCATTTACTTTATAATATGTTGCAACAGCCCAAGCGCCGCGCCAAGCTAATCCGTCACCAAATTGTTCCCATTTAGGTTGTACATCATTAAGATCTGTTTCTAAATCAGCTTGTGAAGTATGTGCAAGAATTGCAATAAATGTTTTACCGCCGTAAGACACAATGTCGTCGCGGACATATTGAGTACCTGTGGTCCAAGTACCTTTCCAGATAAATCTGATTCTACCAAGTTTAAATTCGGCCATTTCGGTTCACTCTCCCCTTTAGGCGTTGCTAATATTATTTATCCATATAAAACATTATGGAGCTGTAAAAAGTTGACTCATGATGTAAAGTCCTGAATAACTTTGAAGATTAACCGAAGCATCAAAATTTATATTTGTTGCTGTGGCGTTATTATTTAAATTAATTCCAGTAATATCAAATTGTAATTGACTCGTAAGTAATGCGTTTGCATTAACTACTGAACCACCGCTTGAAATACGACTTGTAATATATGCACCAATTGCTTTCTGTGTAGGCACAACATTATCGCTGTTATCACTAAATGTAGGATCTGTACTAAATTCTCTTACTACAGCATTTGTACCGCCTAACACAATACCGCCAATTCTTAATTCATCTAAACCTGATAAATCAAATTGCGATGCACTTATTGTAACTGTACCGGTAGCTTGATCAACCTTAAATAACTCACCAACTCTAAAGTTACCATCTTGGTCAGTACTTGTATAAAATACTCGGCCGCCGCCAGAACCAGCTGTTTCTTGGTTTTGTTTTGGATCATTTTCTGATGTGTATCCTTCAGTATACCTAGATGGATATGCAGTTTCTATAAAATTACCCGAACCAATGTCGAGAAAATCATGTCCTGTCAATCGTATTTGACTAAAGTTTTGACGTATATTAATAAATGTATCATGTATTGGTGCTTCATTGATATCCAATGGCGGAGTAATTTGCAATTGTGCTGAAAGAGAAGGTTCAGTACCTTGTAAATTTTCAATTTTTTGTACATAAAATTGTTTATTAAGACCTGTAAATGTTATAGAGTCACCTGGTCCAGGGCTTCTTAATAAATTACTAACTTGAATAATTCCGCCTACTGGATATATATCAGCATACCCGTCACCGTTGATTTCTATAATTGTTTTAAAATATAAGGAACCTGGATCTAATATACTCGGTTGTCCTAAGACACCTGACTGTATTCTAATATCAAACTGGGCATCAGTTACAGCTAGGCTATCAATTAACTGTCCTACAGGAGAATTAGTATATCCGCTACCTGGATCGACTATAATAAAAGAGTCAACTCTACCAGATATAATGTCAGGTCTTGCAACAGCCCTAGCACCGTATTCTAAAAATTGTACGTTAGACGAACTTGTACTATTAATTAATATCCAAGAACTATATGAAATGTCATCACTTGTATATTCAATATATTTTAATTTTGACCAAGTTTGTCCGCCAATTGGAGTAATTGCTCTCCAGTTAATGGCATCTTGACTAACGTTTAAAACACCATTATTAGCTACTGCTAGAAACAATCCATTATTAATATCTATTTTCCAAGAACCAACACTAATAGCATTTGGATCAGCTTGGGCTCCTTTAAAATGATTACCGATTGTAAATTGTATAGATTCATTATACACATTACGAGCATACAGAGGTAAACTTGCAAGAGTGCCGCCTATATCTCTTGCACATGCAACAAATGCTCCTTCGCCGCCAGCAAAATCTGTAATTTCATATCCTGATAAAGTTGATAAAATGCTTCCTCCTGCAATAGGAGTAAATGATGTTCCGTTGTCGATAGATTCGTAAGCAATCCCAGTAGTATCTATAGCAATCCATCTATTACTATCATAACCGATAAAACTAAATCCTCCTGCTTTACCAGTATTACTTTGAGTCCAAGATACACCGCTGTCAGTTGATACTGCTATATTTTGTGTTCCTGTAGCTACTGCTATTACAGTAGCTCCATATACTTCTGCATCTTGATAATTTAATGCTGGAACTTCTGTTGATGATGCCCAATTTATTCCGTCGGATGATTCTGCTACACTGCCTGAGGTTGCAAATGCTATAAATTTAATTCCTGTCCAAACTAATGATTTCCAATCTGCACTAGATGGCAATGTTGTATTAACCCATGTTGTTCCATTATTAGAATATGCAACAACATTTGATCCTATAGTAGTAATAACATTTATCGAACCATTTGATGCTGCACTACCTAATTCTTTAAAACTTCCTGAAGCTTGAGCAAATGAATTGTAAGCTGGATCATCGATGTTAAATGAAGGTTCAATTACATATCTAGATGTACCATCTAATGTTGTTGCAAGTGCATTACCGGAAACTAATGTATTCCATCCTGTCTGTCCCCACATATTTTCTATAGTTGCTATTTTTGTACTAGGGTCATATGCACTTATTTCCCCCCATTGACCTACGCCAAGTCCGGCTTTAATAAAAAGATTCATTCCAACATAACTATTATCTTCTGCTAAATCAGATGCGGACAATGTTATACTTGTTAAGCTGCCAAACTGTGCATTGTTTTCAATTTTTCTAAAATCTGCGCCGCCTATGTTACTTGAATCGTCGTTTTCTTTGATTCGTATTTCTGCTATGCTTTTATATCTTGTTTTTTGATTTTGTAAAGATCCTGCAATTCCTGATCCTGTAATAGTATAAAGTGCTTCTGTATATTCTTGTCCTGCATGAGAAAATCCTACACCAACAATTTTTCCATCTGCATCTGTATATGTTTCTTTAACTACTGCTTCACTAGATCTGTTATTTAAAGTAGCAGTAATAGGCAGTTCTTCTGGATTTACTCCTTCAGCAACTGATCCAAAGTCTCCGTAAGAGTTGTTTCCGTTAGTTGCTCTAAGTTTGCCACCATCAGTAGCAAGATATCCTATATGACAATAATATGTAAACACAGACACAAGTTCTGATCTACCTTGTCCATCTGCCCAATACCCAATGCCGTCACTTAAAATCTGTGTAAAGTCGTTAGCTACCATTGATCGATATCCACCGTTATGTAAATTTCCATCAATTTTCATTCCAACACATCCTGTGCCAAAAGAACTACAATTTTGTACATATGGTGATTTATTTTCAATCCAAACTGATGTATCATCTGGTCCTTCACCAGGATCGAGTGATACATATGAACCAGCACTTGGGCGTCTTGTTAAATAATCGTTTAAATCACCAAGTGTTCCATTTAGACCTGAAAATGTCATATTACGCATTCCACTTCCGTTATTCATATAAAACATGTTTGCTGTTTCATAACTTGCGGCTGGTTTAACATTAACACTTCTTAATTCGTCGCCTATAATTGCAACTTCTCTTGGAACTATAATAGGTAATTCTTCTTCATATGTTCCAGTTTTAACAAAAATAGTAGCAGGTGCTCGTCCTGGAAGATCAGCTGCAATGTACTCACATGCATACTTGATAGTTCTAAAAGGTGCACCTTCACTACCATTTTGTGTTGTATTGTTTCCTAATAAGCTAACATAGTACACTTTTGGCACATTTTGAAATTGTGCCCATTCAATCGGCGATGCTGCTCCAACTTTTAAAGTATTACCTGCTGTGCCTATTGCAAAATTACTATCACTGGATAAATTTCTATATTTTAAATCACCGACATTAACTAGTACGTTTGTAGCACTACCTTGAATTAATATATTCCAATAGCTATTATCAGCATCTAAATCAGGTCTAACTAATGTACTATCGTCGCTTTGATGGCCTTGAATACAGACGTATGCTGTACCTGCATATGTTGCAACATCACCCAATGCATATCTTGTTGCTAAATTCCATGGTCCTTTCCATGCAACACCTGTAATAATTTTATCCCAACTAGCACTATCATTTGTTACTATTGCTTTACTAAAGTTATACATTCCACTATGATTTGCACAGACAGGATACAGTGTATTCCAGTTAGATTGAGGGTGAAGTTCAATTGTTCTTACACTAGCGGAACTAAAACCAGATATATATAATTCTGGAGTTACTTCTATATTATCTAATTTATACACTGGCCCTACTACATAATTATAATTTCCTTCAACATGATGTCCATTCTCTTTTGTACTAAAATACATAGGATGTGTATTATTAGTACTGTCTGATTGGTTAATTATATATGTATTTCCGATTACTAAAAATAGATTAGGTGCTAACACACCATTTAGAAAATATTTATTAGAACCTGAAGATTCTGCTACAGTAACTTCATAAGTTGTTGTTGACGGCTCTTCAATTGGGTACGAAGAAGTATCTTGGGTTGCAACATATATGTCTCCCCCGTCTCTAACTACATCACCTGTAGCGTATCTTGTATCTTCAGTCCATTGACCTCTAAAATTATAACTTGTCGATATTACATCCCAAAATGCACTATCAACTGCTGGGAAATTTCCTATGTTTAAATTAGTAATACTACTATAAGTGTATCCGCCATATAGTACCATATCGCCTATTTGATAAGATGTTGTTTCATTATATAGTGCTTCATAACCTGTGCCTGGTATGTATAATGTCCAGTTTCCAGGAGTAAATGCTACGGTTTGTTGAACTATAGATGTAATATATAAACTATTGTTCCATTTTACAATATCGTTTGGCAAATACAAAGTACTATTCGACCAAACGCCTGTATAACGTGTACTATCTATAACTAATTCCCAATTCGAAGAATCAATAGGTAGACCGAGTAACTCGTTTGCCGTTGATGTATGCCCTGTTATACAACGATATATTCTACCGCCGTATGTAACTACATCTCCTTTTGTAAATCTGTTACTTATTCCCCAAGAGGTTCTAAAATTATCTGAAGGATTTATTAGCTCCCATTTTTCTTGATCTGCTTCAAGACCGTCTGAGGTTGACCTCGACGTGTGTTCTGTTATACAATTATATGTATAACCATTATATGTAACTACATCTCCTACAAAATAACTACGTGTTACAGCCCAGCTATTACGCCATTGCGATGTTTTTGCAAGAAACTCCCATTTTTCTATATCTGCTGCAACTCCGGATGTACTTAGTGCTGCACTTGTATGACCTGTTATACACTTATATATAGTAGCTCCGTATTTAATAACTTCACTAGTTTCGTACTTTGTATTTGCTGCCCATGTACCTCTAAATCTTTGGCCTTCTGCCATTAGTACCCATCTAGGTTCGGGATTGCTGTACTGATCAACTGCATTTAAATCGTCGTCAAAAGAAGATAACGATGAAATATGTCCAATTAAACAAACATAAATTTTACCGCCTACAACTGCAATATCGTCTTGACTAAATGACGTTCCGTTGGCCCAGGGACCTTTCCAAATGTATTTAAATCGTGATATATTAAATTCTGCCATTTTTTTTCCTAATTATACATCGTCTGAGTAAGTATACCCTTGGTTAATTCTAACAACAAATTCACCATCATCATTTATATAATAGTAAACATTCCTATCATCCCAACGGAATTGCTCGTAGTTTAAATTTCTATATACAAGATTATGATAGGTATCTCTACCTTCAAAAAAATCTTGCCCAGGCGTAAATCCTGGATAATCCTGACTCGGGTCATCGCCTACGTTGTTTATTTGAATGCCGTCAGTAACATTTAACTGATCAACTTTTGCAAAGTGCAGATACCCGTCCGGATCTCGACGAAGTCCATAAAAATATCTAGCGCCGCCTAGTGAATCTGCAAGCATTCCGGTATCATTACCTACATAAAAATCAGCCATGTTAATCTCCTATATTGTATTTATCAGATAGCATTGTTTGGATAAGAATATCCTGCTCCCCAAATTATTCTTATAACTCCTCTTGAACCAGAAGCTCCGAAATCGTCTGGTATACCATTACTGTTTCCTCCTGATGAGCCGCCGCCGCCGCCTCCAAATTCTCCACCTGTAGCGCCACCGTTAGCGCCGCCAGATCCACCTGTACCGTTTTTGTCTGACGTGTAAGAACCCGAAGCACCTTGTGTACCTGCGTTACCGCTAGTACCGACACCATTTACTCCAACACCACCGCCGCCACCGCCGGTAGTTGGATCATAATAACCCTGGCCGTATGAAGTATAATAAAAGTTTGTAGACTCGTGGGCGCCACCGCCTCCGCCACCTGACCCATTGCCTGGATTAGACGATACTTTGCCTGCGCCGGCGCCGCCGTTTCCTTGATAGCCTCCAGCGCCGCCACCTCCGCCACCACGTTGTCCGTCTGTGTCGCCTCCGTTGCCGCCAAAACCTCCGCCATAATTATTAGTTTGTGCATCAGATGAGTAAACAAGAGTAGTGCCTCCAAGGCCGCCATTACTACTATTACCACCAGTACTTGTAGTTGGTGGAGTAAAAGTGTCCCATGTCTGTCTACCACCACCGCCGCCTTCGGCTCCTAGTAAAATAGTACTTCCTCTTTTAATTGAACTATCGCCGCCGTCACCGGCTGCAGGTAAAGAAGCAGCTCCAGCACTACCTCCTGCACCAACAGTAAGTGATAATGTTTCACCCGGAGTAACTGAAATTGATTCTGCCCAAGCTAGGGCGCCGCCACCTCCTCCTCCGCCTGAACCTGTGTTATTAATACCGTTTGTGCCTGCTGTAGCATGGCCTGCACCTCCGCCTCCGCCGGCAATGACTACTGCACTAATACTAGTTACGCCTCCAGGAACAACCCATTCTTGAGAAGTAGTAAATGTTTGTGTTCCTGTAGACGGAGTTTCACTTGTATCATTTATTGTTATATTAGATGAATTAAAAACATTACTATCAGGATCTGTTACTGTTATTTTAAAATTTTCAACTCCTTCAGAAACAGCATCATTTGATATCGGAAGCTGAATAGTTGATGTGTATCCGTATTGACTTGTATTTACTTCTGGTGCAAATAACCCTGACAATGCAACTATAAAATCAGAATTATCTATTCCCGTTCCGGATACAGCCCATGAATGTGTTCCGTTTGTTGCACAGTCAATATTAGCAAATACAATCGATCCTTCGTCATATACTAACGGAGAAATTCTAAATTCAACTGTTGGTTTTATAGTAAGTTCGTCAGAAGTAAATACAGTATTTCCTAAATTATTGACTATACTTACTGTAAATGTATCTTCAGAAATTTCTGCATCTGCTACTGTTTCTAATGTAAATGATCCGCTATTGCCTTGAAGATAAAACGGTTCACTTTGTAAAGATTCTGAAACAATATCTATTTGCCCGGACATACTAGAATGTGTGCCGCATTGATAAAATAATCTAGAAGGTGCAGTATTAGGTACTGTAAATTCTAATACACCTGATGTTACACCTTGTCCTGTTATACCTGAGGAATACAAATTTCCATTTCCGGTTACCTGATCTGTTTTAATATAAAATGGATGTGTAGGAGTATTTACTGAAAATCTATAAGTTCTTCCTCTAATAAGTGTTAAAACTGGATTGTTAAAATTAAGTAATCCGTTTCCAGTAAAAGTATAATAATCACTTAATGTATTAACTATGTTAAACGTAATAGGTAAAGTTGTGTCTCTATAAAAATCAAAATTAGAAGTTGAAATATGATTAATTAAATAAAAGTATGTACTACCAGATATAACGCTTTCGGTTGTAACTGTTGCAGATATTGACTGGCCTGCTCTAAATATAGTATCTGAAAAATTAACACTAATTGTAGGTTCTTCATTGTCTTCAATTAATGTTAAATCAATACTAGTAACGTCATTGAGCTCGTATAATAAGCTGGGATTATAAATTGTAAATGTTGCTACAGCATTACCAATATATACATCTGTTTGCTCTGTTTCTATAGTAATTACTAATTGATTTTCTCCTGTAACAAATCTAGATATACCGCTTGTGCCTATAAATCTATTGTCAGTATTAGTTAATGACCAAGCAATTGTCGGAGTATCTGTTAGAGAACTTATACCATCTACAAGATGTTCTCGTTCTAATGTAATAGTAAATGTTGATCCTTCATTAACAGAAATATTAGGAGTTACAATAGTCATAGTTTTAATTTCAGATATTGTATCATTTATTCTTACATTACAAACATTATTATTAATATCAATTATATAATTATTTGTTGCACTTAATATTCTAATAGTATTAAAAGTCGATGTTTGTAAACCTGGTTCTGAACTAATCGGAATACTAATTGAATTAGTTAATGACGTTCCTAAAATAGTCACAATTCCACTAGTAACAGAAACTCGATCATCGTTAAGAGCTGTACCGAAGCTCCAAGATATATCTGTAGAATCAGATGGTGTTGTGTCTAATCCGTTTCTTTTAAATATTCTAGTAAGATCAATATTACCTGTAGTGCCTTCTGTTAAAATTACAGAACTTTCAACTCTAATTAATTTATATAAATTATTTATTGTGATAATACTATCTCCTAAAACAGTATATCTTGAATCGTTAATCGATGTAATTTCTATAATATTTGTTATACTAGCAGCATCTGTATTTTGTGGATTAACTGAAACTATAAAAGAAGCTTCTGATTGACCTGCTGGAATAACTGTTGAACCAGTAGTACTAGACCACCGACTATCAGCTACATCCCCTACATTTTCTCCTCTAATAGCCCAATACACTGTTACAGGTTTTGATAAATCTGTAGTACCGTTTCTAATAGATGTACGCAATAAGGTAACAGTTAAACTATTACCTTCATCAACCGAATAGGTAGTAGACAGGAAACCTATTTCTCTTATTGGTTGATTAGGATTACTTTGAACACCTAAACTTAGTTGAGATGTTTGTATTGTATATGAATCTGTTACTGCTGTTAAGTTAAATGCAAACGATCCTATATTTGATCCTGGAACATCAGATAATTCGTCGTCTAAAACAGGAATAGTAATTACCTGTGTTGAATTTCCAGCAACATACTGAACTTCTCTATCTACATTTTTTGCTGCACTATTTACAGTAGTTGGTATTATTCCAGTTAATCTATAAGAAATAATCGGAGTGTCTTCATCAAAACTCATAGTAGTATTATTATCAACTTCATACACATCATCATTGTGTGCTGCACGTTGTGCAGTTTGCCCTTCATAACCTCTGTTACCGCCCCATATAATTCTTACTGCACCGTTGCCACCGCTTGGTCCAGGAAAACATTGATCAGCATCAGTTCCTGGCCATTCATAACCTGATGCACCATGACCAAACCAACCTGTTGAGCTAGTAATATTTGAACCGTATTTTTGGTATACTAAAGATCCTGTAGATCCATTTGAACCTTTAAATCCGTTAACATTGTTGCCGCCTATACTATTTTGACAAACTTGCCATAGTCCTGTGCCTCCGCCACATTGTCTATACCCTCCGGCACCTCCGCCACCAGATCCGTCAAGTCCGTATGGTTCTGTACCACTTCTTGGCCCGGCTGCACCTCCGGCTCCGTTATATCCTCCTGCGCCGCCTCCGCCGCCAGGTGATCCTTGAGTAATAGTTCCGTCGAGTTGAGTTACTCTTTCTGTACCGCCGCCATTACCTCCAACTCCGCCGCCTTTAGGTGACAATGATGCATCAACAACATATTGACCGCCGCTGGCTAATGAACTATAACTATTAAACGACGAAGTACCACCGCCGCTGCCGCCACATGCTGCCATAAATTGACAAGTGTTTCCTATATGACATATACGTGTGGGTTCTCCATTAGATCCTACATTACCTACTTGTCCAGTTCCTCCTGCTCCAACTTCTATTTTAATTTGATCCCCCGGAGTAACTGAAGATGTACCCCAAGCAAGGCCGCCGCCTCCGCCACCTTTACCCCAAAATGTTTCAAGTTGCGTTCCGTATGCTCCGCCACCGGCTCCACCGCCACCGATTGCTACCATACTTATTTCACACACTCCATTAGGAATTTCCCAATTATAAGTGCCTGGAGAAGTATAAGCAACTTGACCTTGCGGTTGTAATCCAGTAACTTCAAATGTTTTTAAAATAGGTATAACAAAAGACTGTTCTGCATTATCTAAAACGACAGATGTAGCATTTGCTGCATCTATAGTTACATTTTTGTTGTATGTAATTGCGCCATTAGGCGCTGATCTAATTTCAAATCTTCGACTATATGCATATACTTCGTTATTTACTGTTGCTTTTAATTTATAAAATTGATTTTGAAAGCTATCATCTGTTTCAATTGTTAATACAGTATAATTATTGTTTGAATCATTAGTACCGTAATTTTCAAAAGTAAATGCCGGAACATTTACAATAGTACTAGCAGTATCTTGCTCAATTGAATATGTAACTGATTTTCTATTTGATATAATTCCTACCTTAATTTGAGAGTTAATAGGTATTATTATTTCATTTAATTTTGTTTCAAATTCAATTGTTCCAGAAGTACCACTTGAAGAAACAATGCCAATTATACCAATATCAGACATTAAAACTCCTAACTAAAATTCTGGCCAGCAACAAACCCATAAAATCCGACGCCACTATCAACAGATAATAATGTAATAATATCTTTGCCGCTAGATGTTAAAGTAGGTGGCGATCCTTGTGACCAAATAATATTATTAGGCCAAGTTATATCATGTGTTGCAGTATTTGTAATAATAAGTGTTATAGTTGATCCTGCGTTAGAAGCATTTAATAAACTAAGATTAGTAATATTATTATTTAAATTAATTGCAAATACATTAGATGTTGCTAAATCTAAATCTAATGATCCAGTAGATGACTCTAGTGTAATAGCAGGTTCATTACCTGCACCTTTTACTTTTATGTATCCGTTCATATCAGATCTAACTTCACTTTGGTATACATATGTTCCAGCTGCATTTACTGGTATTTGCCAGTATAACGATCCAGAGTTCTTACCTTGAGCTGAAATTCCTTGTAATACAGTTCCGTTATCAGCAACATGATATAATCCATCATTAAAATCGCTACCGGTAATATCTTGTATTCTTACAGCATCACCTGCTGTATTAAGATCAAATCTTATAGTAGTTCCAGAAAATGCAGTTATATTAGGATTATTAGAATTTTCTGGATCTTCAGCTATTCTATAGTTTGTACTCGAAGTAGATAAAGTAAAAGCAGCAGCACACGGGAATGCAATTTGTCTATATTTTAGAGAAGTGTTTACAAAAAAAGTACCATTATAAAATATCATATCTCCTGATTCAAGATCTGAAAATCCTACATCAGTTAAACTTACCATTGACGTAGAGCCACCGCCACCACCGCCAGTTGCGCCACCTAATGACGTTGCCTTCCATAAATTTTTAGCTAATACATATGTGTACAAAGTATTAGATGCTATAAATTCCTGTCCATCTGTTGGATTGCTTGGAAAGTTTATTTGAGCCATTTGTTGTTCTCCTAACTATATTTATTGAATTAGTTGTATTTACTATGAAGCGTTGTCCGGGAAAGATCTTCCTGCGCCCCAGATAATTCTCACTGCTCCCGGTGCTCCGTTTTCGTGCCCGCCGCCTTTTCTAGCATAACCTCTGCCGCCTCCCCCATAGATATTTGTTCCGGCAGTAGAAGTTCTTGCTGAGCCGCTGCTTCCGCCTGTACCGTTAAGACTTAATTCAGTGCCTGCAACACCACTGTCTCCTTCTCCAAAAATGCCAACGCCGCCGCCGGCACCAGTTGTCGAGGCGGTAGCAAATCCGCCACCGCCTCCACCGCCTGCTCCGTTAGAGGGAGTGTTTGACCAGCGTTTTCCTCGGCCGCCATTGCCTGAATATCCGGCAGCTCCGCCACCACCACCACCGTTTTGGGCATTAAAGGATCTATCACCAGATGCGCCGCCAATGCCGCCACCATCTCTTTCGGCACCAGAACTTGTTCCTCCTTGGCCATTAGTTTGTGCATCTGACCAATAAGTAGTGCCGCCGGATCCCCCGCCGCCTTCTAATAAAGTTGTCAATCCTTGTATAATTGCACTATCTCCGCCAGATACGCCAGGTCTGCCAACGCCGCCGCCTCCGCCTACCTGAATGTCTAAAGTTTCGCCAGGCGTTACTGCAAATGTACCATATGCAAGGCCTCCGCCTGCTCCGCCGCCACCGGCTTGGCCATATACATTAACTGTAGTGCCTTGACCACCGCCACCTCCGCCGCCGATGACTACTGCACTTACCGAAGTCACACCTAACGGAACAGTCCAACTAGTAACTAAATTAGTTGTATCTGATGTAGTAGTAAATATTACCTCTCCTGGTGCTGGCATGGATTCTATTGTTCCACTCATACTGATATGAATACCGCACTGATAGTAAAAGTTACCCGTATCTTGTATAACCCAATTAATTATTCCGTTAGCAGTTCCGTTACTTAAAATTCCAACTACTTGGTCATTTGTTCCTATAACTGGTGACGTTTTTATATAAAACGGATGCCCGGGTGAATTTACAATAAATCTTACCGAATCACCGGATTGAAAGGTTAGGCTTGGATCATTGCCACTTACTGCGCCGTTTCGATCAGTACCTGTAAGTATATAATGAGATGCGCCGCTTGCTGTCACTGATATAGTAAAGTCGGGTGGCGGTTCATATGTAGTTTCAAACCCGTTTGAATCTGCTAATGCTACATTAGTTGAGGGGAATTGTCTATTTGACCCCCAAATAATTCTTACTGCACCGCCGCCACCAGATGTATTTTCTAAACCAGGATATGAAGTTGTATAATCACTACTAGTACTAGCTCTTCTATATGTAACACCGCCGCCGCCGCCATATTCGCCCCCATTTGCTTGAGCGCCTGATGCGCCTACGGCGCCTAGATCACCACCAGAGCCGCCACCACCTGCTTCTATAGAAGTAGCCGAATTGGCAAGGCCACCTGCGCCATTTGCACCTTGTCCATAAACTCCAACACCACCACCGCCGGCGCTCTGTGCGTCCCCAGTAAAATTAACATTACCTGAGCTATAATGGCCAGCACCACCACCACCACCGCCAGTGCCTGGTTCACCAGGATCTAAAACTATAGTGGTGGCAGGATTCTGTCCATGTTCGCCTGCATGGCCGCCATCGCCAGAATATCCGCCGGCGCCACCACCTGATTTTGATGCCGTTACATATCCGCCGCCTTGACTGCCGTATCCGCCTCTGCCGCCGCCTGATCCAATCCATTCATTGCCAGCATACGTTCTAGCTTGGCCGGCAGATCTGCCGCCAGAAGCTTTTACTGTTGATGTACTTATAAAATAACTTTGTTCAGATTGCGTTTCAACAGTACCGGTTGAGGTATTTGTTCCGCCAGCACCTACTACAATATCATACTCTTGACCAGGTATAACAGGTATAGAATTTTTCCAAGCTAGAGAGCCACCCATACCGCCGTAAGTGTTATAATCGCCAACACCGCCACCGCCGACAACAACAGTAGATACTAATGTTACATTGTCTGGCGCAGTCCATGTATACGTGCCAGGAGTATCATATAGTATACCTCCATAGACTGCTGTAGCATTAATTGTACCAGTCATTGATCCGTGGTATTGACAAATGTAATAGAAAGTAGATACTGTATGCACAGTCCATCGAATTGTACCGCTAGTTGTACCATTATTTGGTATTTCGCTTCCGTCAATAGTAATTGTATCTCCTACATCAGTATTTGCTACTGTTTTAAGAAAAAATGGATGACCTGAAGCATTAACTACAAAATCTACAACATCACCTAAATAAAATGTTAAGGTTGGATTAGATCCACTTACTGCGCCGTTTCGATCAGTACCAGACATTGTATAAGCTGAAGCACCAGAGTTAGTTACATTAATTGTATAATCAGCTAGGGAATCATCTACAGGTGTAGTACTAGTATCAGTAATAGTAAACACAGCCGAAGTAGCATTAGTAGGGTTTCCTAACGAGTCAGTAGAATCTAAAGAAAGAGTTGCTGTTTCAATATCTTCAGTAGTTAAATCAGATTTTGCTATTAATGTTACAGTTGCAATACCGTTGTATATAATTGCAGTTCCTTGAAAAGATCCACCTGTAACATCAGAACTACTAATTCCTTCCCATAAATAACCAACTGATGTACCATCTGTTACTCCAGTTGTAGATATAGTAACAGTCATAGTATCGCCTTCGTCTACAGCGCCGCCAATTGGATTTTTAATTAAAGTATAAGTAGGAGTGCCTGAATAATAACTAGTTTCTGTTAGAGCTTTCCAATCTCCAGTATTTGTTTTTTTTATATAAAATAAATTTTCAGATGAAACATATATAATAGTACCGATATCTCTATTGTTAGCAGATAAATCATTTAATGCAGTAATTGTTTCAACACCTTCTCTTGATAACGATTTTTTAGAAGAATACTTTGCCATTATGAATAATCCTGTTCTTGCACAACACTATCTGTATTTGCTGCATTAGTTGCAGGGAAATTACGGGCAGCTCCCCATATTATTCTTACTGCGCCGCCTGCTCCGTTTTTTCCAAAACCTGCTGCTGTGTTAGTAGTTACGGCTGTCCCACTACCGCCGCCACCTGGAAACCCACCTGCTCCTGTATCACCATTACCGCCACCAGATCCGCCGCCTCCACCGCTTCGGAGTACCGGAGTTCCGTCTAATCCAAGTCCGTTAAATCCTGTTCCACCGCCGCCAGACAACCCCGGGGATGAAATAGATTCACTACCACCTGCGCCACCGCCGCCTATACCTGCTGTTCCATTTTGTCCATTTACTGGAAGATTTTGAATAAATGACGAGCTTCCACCTGTGCCGCCAGCACCGCCATATCCACCGGCCCCTCCGCCACCGCCACCTGTACTTCCAACACTTGTTGCTCCACTTCCGCCATCGCCTCCAGAATATGCTGAATTTAGTCCAGCAACACCGCCGCCTGCACCAGCAGTACCAAACGATCCGCCCTGACCACCTGATGCTTCTATCAGTACTTGTCCGTTTCCAGTTTTTGAAACTCTAGTGAATCCACCGTTAGAACCTGGAAAGTTTCTTAAACCTCCGCTGCCTCCAGTACCAACTGTAATTGTTAGTGATGACCCGTCATTTTCAACATTATTAACATAAGATAGTGTACCACCGCCTCCGCCTGCACCAGATGTATTAGTTGAAGATTGCATACCAGAACCACCGCCGCCTGCTCCTACACAAACAATATGTATTAATTCAGGAGTTCCTTGAGGAGGAACCCATGTATACACACCTGGCTTTGTCCAAATTGCTCCGCCATCTGCTGCTGTAGTAACTGTTTGAGAAAGTAATAACAATACATCTTTTGATACAGTATTAATCCCGTCAGTAACAGTTACTCTAATAAGTTTTTCACAAGTGTCTGTTGTTATAATAGGTGTAATAACTAATACACCTGTATCTATGTCAAATGTTAATGAATCAACCGGATCTGTACCTGTGTTATCGCTAGTAAATGTTGGATAAGATAATTCATAATTTAATAAGGCACCCTCAGGATCTGTTACGCCAAAGTCTAAAGTTGTAGTAGCACCTGCTTGTTCTAAAAATACTGTTGCATCTATTCTATTATTCCATGTAGGAGCAATATTAGATGTTTCAACATACCCCCACTCATCTCCGTCCCATAGAAATACTTCTCCGGATATAAAAGATTTACTACCGTCTGGTACTCCGATACTAGGCAAGCTGCCTATGTACTCTCGTTGATACTGTTTTCGATCGCTGTAGTTTGCCATTATTACTCTCTATACTATATTATCTGGAAACGATTTATTAGCTCCCCAAACAATTCTAACTGCTCCATTACTACCGCCTCCTGCAGATCTTGTACCGGCGGTATAATATGCATACATAGTTCCGCCCGATCCTCCACCTCCATATGTTGCAGATGTTTTTACCGATCCAGCGCCGCCGTTTTGTGGAGTTCCGTAGTTTAAATTGTAGTCATATACTCCTCGTGTACCACTTGTGCCTTCTCCAAGTGTTCCGGTACTTCCGCCATTGCCACCAGTTTGAGAAAAACCGCCAGCATACTGATAATCGTCTGAACAAGCACCTCCGCCGCCACCGCCACTTCCGTTACTGCCTTGGTTGGGTCCGCCGGAGCCACCATTGCCTGAATATCCGCCAGCTCCGCCACCGGCGCCGCCGTCCCAACCATTTGAAATTCCAAAGCCATTTCCGCCGTTGCCGCCGCCACCTGACACTGTGCCACTTCCTCCTATATAAGTGCCGCCATTTACTGTTGACGAGTTACCGCCGTTGCCACCATTACCCTGAGCGTAAGTTACACTATTGTATCTAATTAGACTATTGCTTCCATTTTGTCCATTTGTACGACCTGACCGTTGTGCATCTCTTGCACCTCCGCTGCCTCCGGCACCTACTACAATTTCGACTGTGTCTCCTGGAGTTACTGATAACGCATTAAAATAACCTAACCCACCACCTGCGCCGCCAGCCGCAGTTACTTGTGTTCCTGAACTTGTTCCTCTACTACACATCCCACCGCCACCGCCACCGATAGCTACTCCGCATATAGATGTAACACCTTCTGGTACAGTCCAACTAAACGTACCGGGACTAGAAAAAGCAGCAGATCCGCTCGGTACTGTAGCACTACTGTCATTAATAGCAACTTCAGCAGTTGCTAAACCGTTATTTAAACTTATTGTAAATGTTTCATCACCTTCACCAATACTTGCATCTTCAACAATATTAAATTGTTTAGTGCTAGATCCGACTGCATCGATTGTAAAAGATCCAGTAAGAGATTCTTCTCCTGGTGCTTCTAAATCTTCTGATTGTATGCCTGTAATTGTATACGGCAATACAGTTCCTTGAGAAACATTTTGAGTTGCTAGTTGTATTGTAAATGAATTACCTTCATTTACAGTAGTAACACTTGGAGTTAATGTGTAAGTTGGAACAGGTGTTGTACTAGTATCTGCAATTGTTATTAAAATACTATCTTGGTCGTTATCTAAACTTAGTATTAATACTTTATCTCCGTCAGTACTAGAGTCTTCTGTAACATTAAATTGAACCTGTGCTGAATTATTAATTATAGTAAATATTCCAGTTAATGGCACATTTCCAATATCAGCCGAAGTAACTGAGCCTGTAATGCTCCAGCCAATTGTTGTATTACTTTCAATATTAGTTGTTTGTAAATTAATAACAATTGTATCGCCTTCATCTACTGTTTTATCATCTGCTGTCAAATTATATGTTTGCACTAATAAAGAATCAGGAGCATCTAATAAATTAGTTTCTACCCAAAAATTACCATTCCAAAGATATATATCATCGTTAACAATGTATCGATCGCCGATTAAATTATTTGTTAATGGGAGATTTTCTCTAGATGTTAAAACTGGAAGTTCAAAATATTTTTCAGCACTATAACGTGTCATTATCTATCTTTCAATACCCATCCGTTTAAAGAACTATGATAAAGTAACCCCAAACTAGCACGGGTAATATCAATAATTAAATTTTCACTGTCGCCTTGAATAGGTGAAGACGACGATACAGTACATGGATTTGATGCAAAAGTTCCTTTGATATCAACTATTCTTACTTCGTCACCTTTAGACGGTCCAGAAGGTAGTGTAATAGTTATCGGACCATCTGTTGAATCTACAAATATTAAATCATAAGCTGATGCTGAATATGGTGATGTTGCCGAATCAACATCTACCGGGTTTAATGCATCAGCTGCCTGACTGCTTGCTGATATAAATTCTAATGCTGTCCCAGTTGAATTTACTCTTACTATATTATTTTCTTGACCAGTAAAGCTATTAGGAGTATCAGACATACCTAAAAACGTAGTAATACCTGCTTGGACATCGCCATTAAAGTTTTCAATTACGTTACCACCGTTAGATTGTACCCAAACTGCTTCTTCAGAAAACCATACTGCTAGTATACCTAATTCACTATCGTACCATAAATCTCCTGCTGTAGGATTTGATGGAGCAGATGTACTAACTGTTACACTAGCTCCGCCGCCACCTGCACCGCCACTACTAGAAATTGTAAGTATATTTCCTGTAATAGAAGTTGATACTCCGCCACCGCCTTGAATACCTAATGTAGTATTGCCTGCTGAAGCTGTCCCCGTACCTGTATCAGCTTGTATTGCATTAAATGCAATTGTACTTGATGAACTTGGAACAAAATTTGCTCCGTTGTATGCTAAAATTTGTCCTGCTTGTGCGCCTGACAGATTAAGTTGTAGAGAATTTCCATTTCCTAATGCATTATACAGTTCTGTAAAATTATTATTTACTTTTCCGGCGCCGTCTCTTAAACTATCACCAGTACCGTCATTTGCGCCTGCACCTGTGTTAATTATTTGCTTTGTCATTCTGTCGGTTCCTTATTATCAAAATTAATATCATTATTGTCAAATGTTACTGTATTATTATCAAATGTTGGGAATACTCCAAAACGTCTATAATCTTTTTGTATTGGATTAATTGGCACATTTGGTACTAAGACATCACCTTCGTCAATTCCTTGATTGACTCTTAAAGTTAATTCTCCATTATCATCTACATAGTAAGAATAATTCCCATCATCCCATTTATACTGTTGATATATTAAACTAGGATATCTTTCAGCATGATTTTCGTCGTTACCTTCAAAAAAATCAATACCTGGTATAAAATAAGGAAAGTCATCTAAAGGATTATCTCCTATTTCATTAACTAAAACACCGTCATTGCTATCAAATGCATCTACCTTGCATAATACAAGCTCTTCGCCGTCTGATCTCATGCCGTAAAAAAATCTTTGGCTTCGTGTTTGCTTTGCTACCGTCCTAGGTGTATTGCCTATGTAATATACCGAGTCTAACTTTTTTACTGTCATTAGAGGATTTCCACATAACTCACTATTGCATCAACACTTGCTGCTAGATTACTTTTAATCTTTAACTGATTGTCGTTACCTAATATAAGTTTTTCACCACCTGCAATTAGTCTTAAACTACTATTTGGTGGTAACATTACTTCTTTTACATAATAACCTTCGATATCTAGTTCATTAGTAACAGTAACATCAATAAACAAGTTGCTTTCTGACACATTTGCTAAACTGATACCTACAATTGTCATTTTACTATTATTTGTATTATCCACTAGTGTTACTGGTGTTGGACCAATATCTTTTGCTATACTATTTCTAAAATAATTTGCCATTTCTTTATCCCATTATAAGTGCTGCTGTAAAACTTAGATCTTCAGCTTCTGAAGTTGAAATACCAGAACTTTCTCCTGGTGATACTGGTAGCCATTTTCCTTGAATTGAATCCCAACGCAGATAATCTCCATTTGATACTCCGGTAGTATCTATGTCTCCAATTTGATCTAATATAATATCAATACTAGCACCATCAACTGTGCCAGGCTCCCAAGCAAGTGTAAAATTGTTCCAAACTAACGCTTGGCCGCTTGTTGCACCTGCTTGATCTAATTTTGATGTATTTAGAACACTATTTACACCATCAACTAGTAATGTCGAGTCATCACCAAATATACTACCTGTAACATCACCGTCAAACCCGCCGCCAGTTGCACTAATATAACCTGCATCATTTGTAAAATGACTTACATTTGTAGGAGCACCGTTTAGATCTGCATAGTTACCTGTTAACCCAACTTGTGCAATACTCGGAGTACCTGATATATTACTATATGTTATTTGCTTAAATGTAACATCACCGCTACCATCAGTGCCTAAAAACTCTCCGTTATTACCGTCTGCTGTAGGCAATGTGTATGCATTATTAATACGTATTGCCCCATTATTTCCTTGAATTTTAAAACGCTCTTGTAATATATTAGTTACATTGTTATTTGCTGATCCTTGTGATCCTGTTTTAAATACAATACTACCAGATGCTGCTGTACCAGTTGAAGATCCAGCAACTATTTCTATAGTACTACCTGATATATTTGTTCCTACACCGTTAGATGATGCTATAGTTTTTGTAGATCCGCCTATACTATCTGTTGCGGCTCTACCAAGTGTAATATCACTTTCTACAAAGAAATCATTGTTGTTTTCTAATCTAAAAAAGTCTGACCCTATTTCTAATTGAGGAACGTTTGCACTATTACTATATTTTAAAGCAACGCCTTGAGTATAAATTTCATTTTGTACAGTTATACTATTATTAACAACTAATGCACTTGATGTAGTATTACCTCTACCAGTTACTGTTCCAAGAGTATCTGCTTCAGATGTAAGGTAATTACTAGTATTATTAAAACTAATAACTCCTGTACCTTGATCAAAACTAATATCTCCAGTGCCACTAATATCAGTAAGTGCTAAAAATGATAAATCATTATTTAGATCACTTAGATTAACAGGGAAACTTGAATAAGTTGATCCATCATTTGTGTACTGCCATCTATCTAAACTTTCATTCCAACGCAACGAAACAGTACTATTACTTCCTCTTAATACTTCGATACCTGCATTTTCTGTAGGTGTGCCTGAATTAAAATCACTATTTAGTGTTATAATGTTGTCAGCAAGATTGATTGTAGTACTATTAATAGTAGTTGTAGTTCCAGCAACGGTTAAATTTCCGTTTACTTGCATATCGTTTACAGCAATACTATTAGTAGTAGTAGATCCTCTACTTGTTACACTTTGTAATGTATCTGTTTCTGTAATACTAGCACTTGTAATATATCCGCTAGTATTATTAAAACTAAACTCGCCTGTAGTACTATTATAACTAATATCTCCAGTACCACTAACTAATCCACGTATAGTTGCATCAGTACGTTCAGTAAATGATATGGTACCTGTAGCAGCATCGTAACTTAAATCACCGCTTGCACTTAATAATCCACGTACTTGTGAGTCTGTTCTTTGAGTAAATGACATAATACCAGTAGCATTGTCATAACTTAGATCGCCACTTGCACTGATTAATCCACGTATAGTTGCATCAGTACGTTCAGTAAATGACATAATACCAGTAGCATTGTCATAACTTAGATCGCCATCTGCACTAATACCTGTTCGTGTAATAAATCCGGCAGTGTTTGTTAAATCACCTGTATCAACAGCAATAACTTGATAATTAGTACCATCGTTAGTAAATTCCCACTCGTCGTTAGTTTCATTCCAACGAATATCAACAGCTGATGACACTCCTCTGTTTATAGATATGCCTGCATTTTCTGTTGGAGTACCCGTTACGTCACTATTTAATGTTATAATGTTATCTGCAACATCAAGTGTAGCAGTATTAATAGTTGTTGTAGTTCCGCTTACTGTTAAATCACCGCTAACTATTAATCCACCTACAGTAAGATTATTAGTTGTAGTTGCACCTCTATCTGTTACGCTATCAAGGGTGTCAGTTTCAGTATAAGTAGTTATAAATCCGCTATTATTACTAAAGCTAATAACACCTGTTGAATTATCATATCCAATATCACCAGTTCCACTGATTAATCCACGTATAGTTGCATCAGTACGTTCAGTAAATGACATAATACCAGTAGCATTGTCATAACTTAGATCGCCACTTGCACTGATTAATCCACGTACTTCTGTATTTGTTCTTTGAGTAAATGATATAACACCAGTAGCACTGTTATAACTTAGATCACCACTAACACTTAGTGCATTTCTTGCACGACTAGCTAAAAAGTATTGATTACTTCCTGACTCTGATATATCACCGGTACTTAAAACAACAGCACCAGTTTGTGTGTTTACACTAGTAACAGGTGCTGATGCTTGTGTAAAGCTAATAACACCTGTAGTACTATTATAAGTGATATCGCCTGTTGCACTTATAAGCCCACGTATAGTTGCATCTGTTCTTTCTGTATAACTAAATACACCTGTTGAATTATCATAACTTAGACTTCCAGAAGCACTAAACAATGCTCTAATATCTGAGTCTGAACTCGACGCTGGAGTATCAGTTAGGTCATTATAACTTCCTGAAGTTGCTACTGTAGCTAAAGTCGGAGTTCCGGATATAGCTGAATATGCAATTTGTCCAAAAGAGGTACTGCCCGACCCGTCTGTAACAAGTGCTTGGCCAGTTGTACCGTCACTTGTTGGTAATGCATAAGCAGCGTTAATAGTAATTTTTCCATCAGCGCCGCTTATTTTTAACCTTTCGGATAATGCATTAGTAGCAGTTCCTGATACACCGGTACTACCTGTTTTAAAAATAACATTGCCGCCAGCGGCAGTACCTGTAGAACTACCTGCTTCAATATTTAAATTGTTACCTGCAATATTTGTACCTAATGCATTTGCTGTTGCTATTTTTTTTGTATCACCGCCTGAAGTATTTTGCTGTGAATTTGCTAACCAAAGATCACCGTCTGAGTATAATTGGTTAATGTAATTTAATTGCACATATCCGTTAACCATTGATAGGTTAGTTTTGTTAGCACCTGATTCAGTTTGTAGCGCAATACCATTAGTAAATATTTCATTAGTAATTGTTAGCGCACCTGTCATTGCTACAGTATTGTTAAACGCAACATGGTTATCTGTACTATTACCTCTATCAGTTACTGTTTGTAAAGTGTCAGTTTCTGATGTAAGAAATCCTGTACCATTATTAAACGAAATAACACCAGTACTACTATCATAATTAATATTACCGGTTGCACTTATGCCGGATCTAGAAATAAATGCCGAGTCATTATTAAATATGCTGATATTAGCGCCCGATAACGCAACATTAGTTCCGCCTACTGTTAATCCGCCAAATTCTGCACTATTTGAAGTAGACGAACCACGACCAGTTACAGTGTCTAATGTATCAACTTCGGTATAACTAGTTAAATACCCGCTACTGTTATTGAAACTAATTACACCAGTACTATTATTATATGTAATGTCACCGGTAGCACTAATGCCGGAGCGTGTAATAAACCCAGTGCCGCTGTTATCAATCGAAATTTCACCAGTACCGCTATTATACGAAATACCAGTACCACCACTTAAAGAACTTAAAGATATATAATTTGCATCGTTATTAAGTTCTGACACAGAAGATGCTAATACTTGATAGGTGCTACCGTCATTTGTAAATTCCCATTTACTATTTGTTTCATTCCATCGTAGTACAACATTTGTTGATGTTCCTCTTTCAACTTCGATACCTGCATTTTCTGAAGGAGTGCCAGTTACGTCACTGTTAAGTGTCATAATATTATCAGCAATGTTAAGTGTAGCAGTATTAATAGTTGTTGTAGTTCCGCTTACTGTTAGATTACCGGTAACAGTCATATCGCCAACTTGAATATTATTTGAAGTTGTTGCTCCGCGGCTAGTTACAGTATCTAACGTATCAACTTCTGTGTATTCGGTTATGTAACCGCTTGTGTTACTAAAGCTAATAACACCAGTGGTATTATTATATGTTATGTCGCCACTTGCACTAATTAATCCGCGTACTTCTGCATCTGTGCGCTCAGTAAATGATATAACACCAGTACTATTATTATATGTTAAGTCACCACTTGCACTTATCAATCCACGCACTTCAGCATCAGTACGTTCAGTAAAACTAAATGCACCTGTTGCATTGTTGTAAGATAAATCGCCGGTTGCACTTAAATCTGATAATATAATAAAATTAGTGTCATTAGTAAAATCACTTAAATTGCTAGGAGTCGTATAACTGATTACACCCGTTGCACTATTATAAGCAAGATCGCCTCCTACACTTATAGAGCCTCTTGCTCTTGCCTGTGTAAAATATTGGTTAGTAGATCCTTCAGATAAATCATCTGTATCTTTTGCTGCAAAGTTTGTATCAAAGTTAGTTGATGTATAAGGATCTGCAGGTTCCCAATACTGATTTGCATTGTCCCAAACAAGTATTTGTCCATTAGTTGCAGTACTTGTATAATTTACATCTGCTAAATCGTCAAGTGTTGCTAACGCTATTCTTGCATCAGCATCAGCATCTTTATATGTAGTAACACTAATTACACCTGTTGCGTTGTTGTATGTTGCATCTCCGGTTGCACTTATCAATCCACGCACTTCAGCATCAGTACGTTCAGTAAAACTAAACTCTCCGCTAGAATTGTTATATGATAAATCGCCTCCTGCGCTTAGGTCAGCAAGTTTAATAAATCCTGCATTATTTGTTAAATCACCTAAATCATCAGGAGCAGTATAACTTATAATGCCAGTAGCATTGTCATAACTTAAATCACCACCTGCACTAATTAATCCGCGTACTTCAGAATCTGTTCTTTCAGTAAATGATATAACACCAGTTGAACTATCATAACTTATATCGCCCAATGCACTTATTGCTGAACGTGCTCTAGCATTTGTAAAATATAAGTTTGCACCTTCAGATAAATTAGTAGTTGATTTATTTCCAAATGCTGTATCAAATCTTGCTTGTGTATAGTAAAGGTTGGTTGTTCCTTCAGCTAAATCGTCTGTAGTGACTCCACTTAAATCTAAGTTAGCACCTGCTTGTAAATTAATACGTGCATCTACCCTAGCATCTGTATAATATAAATTTGTTAAACCTTCACTAAGAGCATCAGTATCATGATTTGAAATATCGCTAACTGTACCTGTTACATTACCTGTTAGCGCACCTGCAAAGTTTGTACTTGCTGTAATTACAGTACCGTTAATTGTTGTACCTGTAATTGCCGCGGCAGAAGTAGCACCAATAATAGTACCATCAATATTGCCGCCGTTTATGTCAACTGTAGTAAATGTACTAGTACCAGTAGATGTTACATCACCTGCTAAATCACCCGTTACGTTACCAGTTACGTTACCAGTTACATTACCTGTTAAATCACCTGTTACATCGCCAATTAGACTTGTATCAAGTGATTTGTTCATTACAAACTTATCACCTGTTGCAGCGTATGTTAATGTAGCATCAGCTCCGTCAATTGTTAACCCTGCGCCATTAGCTGCTGCTGCATCAGCTGCTCCGCTTGCAACTACAATATTAAGATCTTCAACTGTTAAAGTTGCCGTGTTTAATGTAGTAGTTGTACCGTTAACAGTTAAATTACCTGATACAATTAAATTATCGTCAACTGTAACATCTGTTCCAGATCCTACTGCTGTAATAGTATCTGTAAGAATTTTATCAGTTAAGGTAATGGTATTAAATGTTACATCTTGATCAGTTGCAATGTTTTGTGCAATGCTAAATTCACCAGTAGCATTATTATATGTAATACCTGTGCCACCACTTAAATCTGTAAGAGTAATGTATCCAGTTGTATTGTTAAAACTTATTTGGCCATTTGTACTTTCGTAAGTAATATCGCCTGTGCCGCTAAATAAATTTCGCACTTGTTGGTCAGTACGTTGTGTAAAGCTAATAACACCTGTACTATTATTATACGTAATATCACCACCTGCTGATAAATCAGTAAGTGTTATATAATTTGCATCGTTAGTTAATTCACTTACATTATCAGCATCTGTTAATACAGTATCGCTTCCTATTGTAATTGTGTATCCGTTAGCGAATGCAGCGGTATTACTATCAATGTCAACATTGAAGTCGCCCGACCCTACCTGCAGGCCTTTTTTGACCTTAAAATCACTAGTTGCCATCTGGTTCACTCTCCCCTAATTGGCTTATATTGTATTTATCGGTTACAATGTAATCATAGTTTTAGCTACTTTGTAAACCAATGTATTTGCTGTTGACGGTGTAGCCAACAACTCAATATTGCCCCCTGAAACTTGTGTGCTGAAGGTTGCAAGTGCTGAACTGCCAGTAAATAAAACTGCATATTCTGTTGATTTTACGCCTGCATTATTTGTGCTATCATGTAATATTAACATTTCTTGTGCTTGATATTCGCCATCTGATGCATTATTAATTTGTATTAAAACTTTTGCAGTTCTAAAGTCTGCCACTGCCCATTCTGCAATTTTAACAGCATTTGTACCGCTTGCTGTTGTTGTTTCAGTGTCTAATGCAACATCTTGAACTTGCAACGGTGCTTTAGGTGTTGATGTTTGCACGCCAACAAAATCAGAACTCCCGTCAACAAATAATGCATGAGTTTGTTGATTTGTTTCAACTCTAAAATCTACACTTGCTCCGGCATCATTAATAGTTACAGCACCTTCAATCGACGCACCTTGGTCTACTGTTAATGGATTTTGTATATCAATAGTGCCAGTACCTGCTGCACGTAATTCTAAATTACTATTAGAAACTGTTGTTCCTATATAGCTACTATTAATTTCAATATCGCCAACATCAAGTCTGCCAAATCCTGTTTCAGTTAATTCGGCTGCCATTACGCCATTTGCAAAAAACTTAATAGTATCATTATCTGCGCCAGGAGTTGTTTCTGTGCTAATATATGTATCTCCATCTACATCGCCGGTGTTTTGCAAACTAATCCAATTAGCTCCATCATATCCTTCATAATAATTGTTAGTTGTATTAAATCTAATTTGTCCTTGAACAGGAGTTGGTCGCTGTACAGTTGTACCTACTGGTACTTTTATTGCATCAGTGCCATTGATATCAACACTAACTCCCGGAGTTAAAGTATTAACTCCTATTCTGTGCTCAACACCATCTACAAATAATGTGTCTGTATCAACTGTTAATTCGTCAAGTGTTAATGCATCAAGTGTAATACTATTTGACCATACTGGAACTGATCCGTTACTTTTTAATACATACCCGTCAGGTCCAATTCCTAACTTAGTTAAAGAATCACTATTTAAACTTAAATTACTAGCAGCGTATAATATATCACCTGTTGAGTAACTATTTAAGTTTGTACCACCTTTTGTAATAGGCATTGAACGTGTATTGTTTTCCGGATTTAGATAGTACGAACCTGACTGTCCATTAAGTGTACTTGCATCTAATTGGCCGCCGTCTGCTGTGCTAAGAACACTAACTTCACCGTCAGCTGTAATATCAAACTGAGATTTATTAAATGCTGCAACTCCAAAATTAGTATAGGTAACATCTCCAGCAGTAGGATCAATAGGATCAACTTGTATTTCAAGTTCTCCAAAATATTTTAATTCGCCGCCTTCGGTAACACTATCACCTACAATTGATATTGGATTATTTGTTGCAATAGTCATACTACGTACAGTTCTTTTATACGTTCCGTCGCCGTACAATGCAGTATTTTGGTTAGCTGTACCTGTACCTAATCGTGTAGTTGAAATAGTTCCACTAACAATATTAGTTGCATCAATATTTAAGCTATTTAAACTAGAATAATTATCTACATTTTGACTAGATGTGTTTATAGTACCAATAATTTTTACATTTTGTTCACGGAAGTTTGTTGTACCAGAATTTTCTGCGGTAATGTCAACTACTGATTGTATTGTTCCGTTTACGCTTTCAATTGCATCATTTCTTAGAGTATGAAGTGTAAATGAATTAGTTGTAATACTACCTATAAAATAAAAGTTACCGTCAGTTAATCCTGTAGGCGGTGTTGATGAAATTAGTCTAATTCCTGTACCAGTAGCATATCCGTGATTGGGAAGAAATATTCTATTACCGCTTGTGCTAACATTACGTACTCTAAATAAATGAGTTCCATTACTACTTGTTCCAAAGTCTACTTGACTTGCAACAGATAAAGTATATGATGTATATACTTCAAACGTATCAGCATCTATTTTCTTTACAAAATATACTACACCATTTTCTAATCCGCCAATTTCAGTATTGCCATTTGCGTTATATTCTATAGGATCTCCGTTTATAAGACCGTGTGCTGTTTTAATAATTTGATTACTAGTGTAATTAATTTCATTGTCTACAGCATTTGCGCTAAACGTTGTTGTTGTAAATCCTGCTTGGTTAATATTTTGTATAACTGCATTATTGTCTTCAATGTATTCGTTAGTTGTAACACTTGCAACAAATTTTACATTGTTTCCAGTAAGATTAACATATAATCTATTTTCAACTGTTTGCACATCGACAGTAAATGCACTACCGCCTGATCTTCCACCTAAGTTAGCATCACTTGCGCTAAGAGTATCGCCTGTTGTATACCCAGTGCCGCCTCTAGTTAGATCGACTACAGTAACAACACCTGTTCCGTCAACTGTAATGTCAGCTTTTGCTCCACTACCGGTGCCGCCGTTAATGGTACATTTATATATGTACCTGCTGAGCCGTATCCACTACCGCTAGGCAACGTATTTGTATTTGTAAATGTAGCAACGCCTTCTCTATATTCTACAATTGTACCTTCTGCAAGTGTATTTGCTCCTGTTACATCTGTACCATTTACAAAATTATGTATTGTACTATCATCAGGATCATCGATTATTAAGAATTGACTTTCACTGTCATTTGATAAGAAATAATTGTCCTGTGCATCAACACTACCAGTTGTAGCTGTTGGATAAACATTCAACGCACCTGTTGTACTTCCGCTAAGTGTATCTGCTACGTTTGTTGTAAACGTACCGCTAACATTTACAAGAGTAATGCTTGTATCTGAGCTTACCGCAGCTTTAACTTCACCTGTTGCTCCGCTATTTGCTTGCGTTATTGTTTCACCTTTTACAACAGATGTAGCTGTATCAACTGTTAAAACTTCTTGAGTATATGCTTCAATAACATTGTCGCCTGATAATACTTCGTCAGCAGGAATATTTTCAAATAAAGTTAATCTTTCTTCAAATTTATCTAAAGTAAAACTACTGTTTGTTCTAATAGGCGGTATTAAGTCGCTGTTAATTTTACCAGAACTATTTAATTGTACAACAGCACCCGGCACACTTGAAGACGTAACTTGTTTATCTAAGAAATCTCCTAGTCTGTTGTTCATAAAGGTTCGTTGAGCTAACTGGGTAGTTAATCTACCATGACTTGCTCCGCCTGGGTCATTATCACCTAGTGTAACATCTGTAGATATAGCTTCAATAGTTACATCTGATAAACTTAATTGTAAACTATCTAACTGAGCAATAGAAACTTTGTTTGTAAATGTAACATTACCTGTTCTATTTTGAGCTGTAATGAATTTACCAACTTTAAAATCACCTAGTTCTGTTGTACCTGAAGTATATACTCTTCCAGGCAAATCTTCGTATTGTTCATAATCAGGAATACTCTGACCGCCATTGATCGGCATAGCGTTATAATCTGTACCGGACCCTGCATATTCCCAAGTATGTGCAGAACTATTAACAATAGACGGGCGATGTAAAAAACACTGGAAGCCTGGTAACAACGCAATATTGTTAACTGATCCGCCTGATAATGTTGAACGAATAAGTATTTTAGCACTATGTAAATTTGTTTTATCAGCAACACTAGATATAGAAATATTAGTATTACCATTAGCATCAACATTAATAGTACTGCTTGCTGTAAATTTAACATAGCTAGTAACACCTGAAACAACAACTTGGTTAATACTAACAACAAGAGTGTTAGTGCCGCTATCCCAACTATACACATACGCATTATTTGTGTTGCCACTAACTGTACCTGTAATTTCTTGACCTACTGTAAAGTTATATGAGCCTGCTCCTAATACTATAGTTTGATATATTGTATGAGCATTTTTAATTTCATTAATAAAAAATTCTTCGTCGCCTGATATAAATTTATGCGTGCCAGAAGATGTAGTGCCTAGTTCTGCTAAATTACTTAATTCTTCATCTTCATATAACTGAAATTCGTTAGTATTAATTAAACTTACATAATAATAGGTTTCGTCGTAAATGCCAAATATATCTGCATTACCATTAGAATCATATCTTACTCTATCTCCGTTAGAAAACCCATGTGTTGTAATAACAAATTTATTATTGGCTATATCTACTGTACTGCTATTTGCACTAAATGTTTTTGTTGTAGTGCTTGTTTTGTAATCATCAGTAACATCATCTCCGTTACTGTTTACAAATCTTGTAATGTAGTGTTCTGTTACTGCCCTGTCAAACCCTATTAAATCGAATGTTTGGAATACTCCGTCAACGCCATTTGTTGCTATTATTCCTCTATCAAATTCAAATGCTTCGCTCCTAAAGCCACTTGCTCTTAGTGCGTAAGTACCAAAGTTTGTTGCAGAGTTTGTAATTGATAAGTAGCCGCCGCTTTGAGCATAAGAACCATTTTTACAAAAAATCTGGAAACAACTAACAATTTGTGAATATGCATTATTTGATACTCTATAACCAGTTCCTCCAAAAGATAAGATAGTAAATGCGTTACCAACAATACTTGGATTTTGTACTGGCGCTGCGCCTGCAACAGGATTTTCAGCTTCTAATTGATTAACAGGAGTATTTGGTTGGAATACTTTTGACCCATCTACATTACACCCGTTTCCTCCTAAAAAACTAATGATAGAACAGTTTTGTACATAAGGTGAAGCTGTAATTATTGTTTTTTGTATAGGTAACCCTGGATACGAATGTCTACTCACACCATGGTCGTCTGGATCATCAAATGCTACAGCAAAATTATATGTTCCTGTAGGTATTCCGTTTGCATCTAGTTTATCTCTAAATGTAAATCCGCTCATATACGCTGCATTACGAATACGGAAAATATCTTTTTGAACATTTTGAGGACGTATAACTACAGAGCGCAACGCATCGCCCATTATAGAAACGTTGTCTGGTACGACAATAGGATTGTCTTCTAAATATTCTCCAGTGCCTATTTTAATAGATACAAGATTAACAGTAAAAGTTCCATAAACTATTGCACTGGCCTGTCCTATACCTAGATCAAGAATAGTAATTGTTTCGTCCCATAAATCGTCGTGAGCAGTTTTCGAACTTGCACCGTCGTCATATGTATTATTTGTTACTTGTGTAACAGTTGTTTGAAAAGGAGCATTAGCATTGCCGTCTTGATCATCAGTTAATGCAATATTTCTAATAATATCACCTGCGATATGTTTTGCATACTCTAACGCCGCAACAGTTTGTGGTTTTTGATTATCAATTACTTCTTGCGTAGATGTTGTTCCTAAATAATACTTTTTACCAGCTTCAATAGATTTACTATTACCACCAAATTTTAAATCGTATATTACTGCGTCAACAATATATCCTACATCTCTTTCACAAGTTGTACTGTTATAAGTAAAGCCACTCCATATTCCGCCTGCATTTGCAACTTGATATGTAATGTATGCTATAACTTCTTTTTGTATAAACGTTTTGTTTAATGTTAAAAGTTGAATCGCATCATTTTTTGTGTCAGTAACTGTAACTTTTGGCACATAAACATTTTCACTAGCAATTTCACATGCTTTCTTAATGCTTGCTACGGGCTTTATAAATCCATCATTACTGTCACTACCTGCAACACTATCAACATAGATCATGTTTGAAGTGATGCCAGGATTCTCAAAACTTAGTGTTCCAGATCCGTCTGTAGTGATAACTTGCCCGGGCGCACCTGCTGTAGGTGGAAGTTTAAAATCATAGGTGCTAGTAATACTTTCAGGTACTTTAATTACAACACCGTTAGTTCCGTTTGCACTAGCTTCTCTAATTGTAATAGAATCATTATCTTCAATGACAACAGGAACTTTAATATTCATTGCTGCGTTTGCAACTTCAACAACATTAGATCCGTCTGCTTCTAATACAATTTTACCGTTTGCACCGCTTTCGTCAATGCTTACACTAGTGTCACCGTCGTGTATTTGTTTTGTAATTTCTCTAACTGAACTGTCAGATTTTTTCATAAACAGTTTACCATCAGCAGTATTAAGAGCTAATTGCCCTTCATCCATTTGTCCTGCTGTTGGTGCTCTACCTGCAACACTAGAGCGGAGATGCTTAATCTTACTTGCCATTTTTCAATCCTATATAGTATGGGTCAGGTCCTAAGACGCCCGGTGGTCAAAAGTTGTTATTGTATTTATTGCATTTAGAAAGTGCCTTCGTCAATTGTGTCTGTCCAAACTGGAACTCCGCTACCGTCAGTTGTAAGTATTTGATTACTTGTTGATGCGTCTGCATCTCCTGATGCTGCTGTAACTTGAACATCCCCTGTGCCGTTACCATATAAAATGCCTTTTGATGTTAGTGTGCTTACACCTGTACCACCATGTTCAACTGCTAGATCACCGCTTGTAACAATGCTGTTAACAGTTAAGTCTTGTACATATAAATCGTTAAACTCTGCATCGCCAGCATTACCACTGAATATTTCGTTTGAGTTAGTTGAGTCTGGCTTAAATGTAAATCGTCCTGTTGATTCATCATATCCAAAGAATCCAACCTTTGCATCTGTTCCATTGTGCCAAAGGAATTCTATACCTCTGTCTTTCGAATCGTTAATGCTCGGAGCTGTATCACCACCTAAAGTAAACACCGGATCATCAATAGTAACTGTTGTACTATCTACTGTGGTAGTTGTACCTTGAACAGTTAAGTTACCAGCAATAGTCACTGTACCGCCAACTCCTGCTGTGTCAGGATCAATTATTAATCCGCCTGTAGTAGTACCAATTGTAGTTCCATTAATAGTAATATCATCAATGTCTGCTTGACCGGTAACATTTAATGTTCCATTTAGTCCTAGTGTGTTGCTTGAGAATGTAAAGTTTGCACTGTCAATTAATCTACCACCTGTGCCAGCTACTGGCACTCTATGCTGTGTTAGATCTTCTACTACTGATCCTGCTACGGTTGCAACTCCGTCAACATTAATAGTACCACTAACTGTAGCATCACCTGTTATAGCAAGTGTATCAGAAGTAAATGTTAAGTTTCCGCTATCTTCTACTTCTCCATTAGTGCCAGCTAGTAAAACCCTACCATCTGTTAAGTCACTTATTTTAGCTGTTGCTAAAGTAGTTGCGCCTTGCACATTTAGTGTTGTGCTTACATCTAAAGCACCAGTAATATTTGTCGAATCTTGTAATTCAATTGTGCCTGATCCATTAGTTCTTAATTCTAAATCAGTTGCACTTACTGTAGTTTGAATTACATTTGTATCAATTAATATATCACCAACATCAACTCTGTTTGAATAAGTTGTATCGTTATATAGATCCATCAATGTAGATGAACTTGGCATATGAACCCTTAGTCCGTTATTATACGAACTCATAGTAGTATCACCTAAGTAAATTGAATTACCATTTAAGTATAGATCATTCCAACGTAAATCTTCAGTACCTAGGTCATATGTATTTGATACACTTGGAACAATATGGCTATCAACTCTACCACCAAATGTAATAGTTTGAGCAGTAGTTGCACCTAAATCAACATTACCATTAACTTGTATATTACCTGTAATTGTTGCTGCGGCGTCAACAGTTAGCAACGAGCTACTAAATGTAAGCTGTGCAGTATCTTCTACTTCGCCATTACCGCCTGCAATTAAAATACGATCCTCAGTTAAATCAGTGACAGCTAGAGTTGGAAAACTAGATCCTGATGATGATTCTAATTGTGGTACAGTAAGTGTTGTACCATCAAAAGTAAATCCAGAATCGTCAACTAATGCACCGTCTGTTCCGACAAATATAACACGACCTGCTGTTAAATCTGAAACAATTGCACTTGCTAAAGTAGTTTCTCCTGTTACGCCTAATGTACCTGCAATTGCTGTATTGCCACTTGCAGACGCTACTGTTAGCTTGTTAGCACCAACTACAAAGGTTGTGCCGTCATATGTTAAGTTACTACTACCACTTAGTCTGCCGCCTGTACTAGGAACAACAATTTGATTGATTGTTAAATCTTCAACAGTTGCTTCGGCTAGTGTTGCCAGTCCGTCTATATCAACAGTGCCGCTTACTGTAGCATCACCTGTAATATTTGTGCTATCAAGTAATTCAATTGCACCTGTACCTGCAACACTTAATTCTAAATTAGCATTTGATGCAGTTGTTCTAATTTGGTTACCACTAATTGTAATATCATCTAATTCAATAGTATTAGAACCAAATATTGTACCGTTTATAGTAAGTGTTCCATCAACTAGTAAATCGTTTGTTACACTTGCTATTGCAAGGGCAGTACTAGGTTTAAATGTATCTGCTGCTGCATCATAAATTAGTGCTTGTCCGTCTATTATTCCTGATGTATCAACATCAATTAAGTCATTTATGTTCGGAGTTACATTTTCAAATTCTGTACCAAGTGTACCAGCATATGTATATGCAGCTCTTTCAGGGGTTATATAGTTACTTGAATCATAACGTGCTGATGTTGTAACTCTAAAGTCGTCAATGTTACCATTTATATAACCTTCTAAACCATTTGCTGCTGCTGGGTTACCACCAATGTTCCAATCTGTGGCTGTTAATTCTCTAGTGTAAGCTGAACTTGCACTTATTGTACCGTTAATGTGTCTATATAGTGTGCCGCCTGTTCTTGTAAAACTTACATAATACCATGTATTTGGAGTTAAAGATGTTGCTGTTAAAATATTTCCATTACTGTCGGTTACACCAAGTGAACCACTAATTTGAAACGATGTAGTGTCATCTGCAGAGTAAATATAACCTGATACACTACTATCATGGTACACCCAAAAATCAATTGTAAAATCACTAGTACCAATTGCTGTTCGTGTTACATTTAGATAAGAATTAGTACCGTTACCTAAATAACTACCAGTTCCGAATTTTTTAACTGTTTGTGTAATTTTTGCATCACCATTGGCAGTAATTGTGCCAGCAATATTACTTTCATCTAAGAATGTTGTAGCATCTTCACTACCATTACTAGGAATTAACAATAATGTGTTTCCGTATGCAGTATCACCAAACGATCCGCCATAGCGTAAATATTGTCCTGGTTTAATATTTGATATTGAAACATCACCGATACCATCAACACTTGCTGCTGCTAAGTCAGTTGTAAAATCAGCTGTTTTATATGTTGTAACACTAAACACACCTGTGCCACTATCAAACGATAGATCACCGCCTGCACTTACTGCTGCACGTACTCTAGTGTCAGTATAATATTTGTTTGTACCTTCGCTTAAATCAGATGTGCTATGATTGCTTATATCACTTACAGTGCCAGTAACATCACCAGTTAAGTCACCTATAAATGTCGCAGCAACAAACGTTTCTGTTCCTATAGTCCATCTATTATTTGTTTCGTCCCATAGCAATGTAACATTAGTGTCGTCACCACGTTCAATTTCAAGTCCTGCATCTTCAGTTGCACTACCTGTTGCATTTGAATTTAATTTAATTGTATTGTCAGCTAAATTAATTTCTTCTGTGTTTACAGTTGTTGTAGATCCACTTACAGTTAAGTTGCCACTAATAACAACATTGCCACTTGCTGTAACTGTAGCTGCTGTAATATCGTCTGTTGTTAATGTACCAGCTACAGTAACATCATTAAATTCAACATCATCAGTTGTACCTACTGCTTGACCAATACTAATTACACCTGTTGCATTATTATATGTTACACCTGTACCGCCACTTAAATCAGCATAAGTAATATAAGCAGAGCCAGCATTGTCAAATCCTATTTCACCTGTTGCACTATTATATGTTATCGGAGATGCTGCTGCACTAATTAATCCACGCACTTCTGCATCTGTACGCTCAGTAAATGATATAACACCAGTTGTGTTATTATAATTAATATCACCGCTTGCACTAATTTTTGCTCTTACTTCTGCGGCACTTGGACCTGTATAAGTAAACGCACCAGTAGCAGTATTATATGTCATACTTCCGTCGCCGCCGGCATCAGTTAAAGTAATTGCTTGTCTTGCTCTAGCTTGTGTAAAGTATTCGTTAGTAGAACCTTCTGATAAATCGTCAGTTGATTTATTACCAAAATCAGTATTAAAATCAGATGTTTTATATGTAGTTACACTAAACAAGCCTGTTGCACTATTATATGTTAAGTCGCCACCTGCACTAAAGTTTCCTCTAATATCTGCTGCACTTGGACCTGTATACGTAAGTGCACCAGTTGAATTATTATATGCAAAAGATCCAAACCCTCCTGCATCAGTAGCACTTATACTAGTTCTTGCTCTAGCTTGTGTAAAGTATTGATTAGTAGAACCTTCTGATAAATCGTCGGTGTCAAAATTGCTAATATCACTTACTTGTCCAGTAATGTTACCAGTAACAGCAGCATAAACTCTGTTAAACTGTGCATCACCTAGTGTTCCAGTAAACACTTCTGAAGTGTTAGTAGCATTTGGTATAAAGCTAAAGCGCCCTGTACCTTCGTCTAATCCAAAAAATCCTACTTTTGCAGATGTATCCCAGTGTAGGAATTCAATACCTCTGTCTTTACCATCACTTGCACTTAGACCACTTATGCCAACTCTTAGTACTGGATCTTCAGTTGTTGTTACAGTTGATTCTACAGTTGTAGTTGTACCTTGGACAGTTAAGTTTCCTGTAACAGTTAGATTATTGTCAACACTTACATTTTGATTTGCTGCATCAATTACAATCCCGCCACCTGTTTCACCGTTTGCACGTAGGTAAAGTGTGTTTGATGCGAAAATTCTAAAGTTATCACTACCGTCATTGTCAAACGCACCAACGTTTGTCATACGTAATCCGCTACCGGTTTGTGCAATACGTAATGTATCTGCTACTGTAAGAGAATTGCCTGTGGCATTTGCTGCTATTACACCACTTGCTGTTATAGCTGCGGTAGTTGTTTCACCTGTTACTCCAAGTGTTCCGCCAACTGTAGTATTATTAGTAACTTCTAATGTGTTGCTCGGTATTAAAACGCTACCTGTACCAGCTGCTTTAAGTTCTAGATCGGTATTTGTATTGTATGTTTCAATAAAATTATCATCTATACGAATTTGATCTGTTTCAAAAATTGCAGAACTAATTGTACCACTTGCATTAATATCTACACCACTTAGTGTTGCATATGTTAAAGTTCCGCCTGCTGTAATGTCACCTGTAACAACTAAGTTACGCCCAACTGTTGCATCTCTTGTTAGAATTAAATCATTACTAATTGTTACATCATTTCCTATTGTAACATCATCTGGTAAACTAACAGCAATTTTATTATTACTTACTGTTACAGTTATTTCATTAGTAGTTCCTTCAACAGTTAATTGTTCAGTTAATAAGTCAATAGTAGTTGAATTTGATCCGTCTGTAATATCTAATGTTTCTACTAATGTTGATGTTGAAACACCTGTAACTCTACCGTATTCATCTACAGTTAACACAGGTATAGAAGTTGCACCTCCATAAGTGCCTGACGGATCAACACTTAATGCATCTAATGCATATGTAACTTCATTGTTTGAAATTGCGCTTGAAAGACCAGTGCCACCTGTAAATGTTATAGTTTCGCCACCTGCTACTACATCAGTGTTAGACCCGTCACTTAACCCTATACTTGTAGTTATTGACTGTGTTGTTACTGTTGTAATACGCCCTTGCGCATCAACAGTAATAACTGGAATTGAAGTTGTAGAACCGTATGTTGCTGCTGTTACACCCGAGTTAGGCAATGACAATACAGGAGTACTACTTTCGCCACTACCGCCTGTTATAGTTATATGTCCAGATGTAGCACTAATTGATTCGATATAATCACCAGTTGTATCTGTACCTAATGCTACACTGTTTGCACCTATTGTAAGTGCAACGTTTGATACGTCTGCGCTTCCATCAATACTAAACGATCCAGTTACGTCACCTGTAGCAAAAGTTACTGTTCTAGAATTTTCCCAAGCACTTGCAGTATCAGCATTACCTGTTACATCTCCTGTTACGTCACCTGTTACATCTCCTGTTACGTCACCTGTAAATGTTGCATTAGTTCCATCAGTGCCATTTTCTAATATTTTACTAGTACCATTACTTGCAAATATATCACCAATTATACTGCCTGAAAGTTTATTAACACCTAAACTTACTGGTTTATTAAACGCGATATGTTGACCTACATGATTCCATACTAAAGTAGCTTCACCGTCAGTACCTAAGTCAATAGTTAGACCTGCACCGTTTGCTGTTGAACTATCAGTTGTTCCTTTTGCAACAGTTATGTTAATATCATCTACATCAAGTGTTGTACTATTAATAGTAGTTGTGTTGCCATTTACTGTTAGATTGCCTGTAATAACAACATTACCACTTGCTGTAACTGTAGATGCAGTAATGTCATCAGTATTTAAAGTACCATTTGCTGTTATGTTATTAAATATAACATTGTCAGTAGTTCCAACAGCCTGTCCGATTGCAAGTGTAGGTGTAGTACCTTCACCTGTATTGTTTGTTATAGTTACGCCAGTACCAGCAACTAATGATTCTACGTAATCACCGGTTGTATCTGTTCCTAATACTAAGTTACCTGGGTTAAATGTAGTTGTAAGACTAACATTTCCTGACCCGTCAAAAGTAACAGTATCTGAAGTTACATCACCTGTTAAATTAAACGATCTTGCTGTAGCAAGAATTGTTGCAGTGTCAGCATTACCAGTAACATCGCCAGTTACGTCACCAGTAAATGTTGCATCAGATCCATCAGTTCCGTTTTCAAGCACTTTACTAGTGCCATTACTTGCAAATACATCACCAGTTAAATTGCCAACAACGTTACCAACTACTGCACCAGTGTGTACGCCAACAGTGTCACCTGTAATATCTCCAGTTGCATCTATTGTTGTAAAATTACCTGCTGCTGCTGTTGTTGCACCTATTACACTATTATTAATTGCAACGCCATCAATAGTGCCGCCGTTTACGTCAATTGTAGTAAATGTACTTGTGCCTGTAGATGTTACATCACCAGTTACATCACCAGTTAAATCACCAGTTACATCACCAGTTACATCACCAGTTAAGTCACCAGTAACATCACCTGTAAACGTTGCATCAGTGCCATCTGTACCATTTTCTAATATCTTGCTTGTGCCGTTGTTTGCATAAACATCACCAACTAAGTCACCAGTAATATCGCCCGTAACTGCACCTTCAAATGTTGCTGCTTTTACAGTTTGATATACAGGAGTTCCTGCTGCATCTTTAAATTCAAACTTGTCTGTAGTTTCATTCCAAAGTATTTGTACGTCAACAACAGAACCTCTGTTAATAAGTAAACCTGCATCTTGTGTAGGAGCAGTACCTGCACCTAAATTACTGTTAAGTTCAATTTGATTATCAGCAAGTTTAATTTCTTCTGTGTTTACAGTTGTTGTTGTACCACTTACTGTTAAGTTACCACTAATAACAACGTTGCCGCTTGCTGTAACTGTTGCTGCTGTAATGTCGTCTGTTGTTAATGTACCAGCTACAGTAACATCATTAAATTCAACATCATCAGTTGTACCTACTGCTTGACCTATTGCAATTGTAGGAGTTGCGCCTTCGCCTGTGTTATTTGTTAGAGTTACGCCAGTACCTGCAACTAGTGATTCAACATAGTCACCAACTGTGTCTGTTCCTAGGTCAACACTATTAGCTTGTATTACACTATTAAGAACAACATTTCCAGTGCCGTCAAAACTTATTGGGCTTGCAACAACATCACCAGTTATACTAAAGTTTCTTGCAGTTTCTAATGCAGTTGCAGTATCAGCATTACCTGTTACGTCACCTGTAACATCACCTGTAAATGTTGCATCAGTTCCATCGGTTCCGTTTTCTAGAATTTTTGTTCCGTCATTACTATAAATGTCACCTGTAATATCACCGCTGATTGTAGCAGTAACAATATTATTAATAGCATCTACAAGTAATGTACTAT